CTGAAGATGCCGTGTAGCCGGTGGAATACTCGTTCTGTCCTCGCTGATTTACCCGGAAATCCGGATTGATGAGCATGTTTGGATTGTTTGCTATCTCATTTGCGTGCTTTCCGTCAAGAGTGTCAGCGTTGCCTCCGTTCGCGGGGAGCGTTGTTGGTATATCTTCTTTAGTAGCAATTTCTTTATCAAATAATTTACCTGTAGTTTTAGTTATCTCAAAAGCGTTACTTCTGTCTTCAGTAGATATACCATTACCAACGGAAAAAAGAGTATCAGCATTACTCTTGTTAAACGTTCCAAAAGCTGTCTCGTAATCATTTTTGTCGGCTATGACATTGTTACCATGCACAAAAGCTCCTCTTTTTAAAGCACTCGATGAGTCTCCCCCGGCATGAGCAAAAAACTTTGATGCTGTTGTACTATAACCTTCAGTATGAGAATAATCCCCGGTAGCGTCGGTATACGCACCTTCCGAATGGCTTGCCGAGCCATCAGCTTTCGTGTATAATCCCTCCGCATGAGAATAATTACCATTTGCTTTATTTTGAGTATAATCGTTAAAGATTTCAGCACTCGCCCCTGTACCAGCTTTACCGACACCAGTAACTTCATTAGCTCCTAAATATAATTTTTTAGTATCAGTTACATAATAAAAAACATCGTTGTCTTTAGTACTCGCTGCATATTCCGCGGCAGTACCACGAAGAAATTTAACTTTATTATCAGCCATAATTATTTCTCCTTTCATATTCATAATTTAACAAGGATAATAACGTTAAATTATTACCCTTGTTAGTATTCTACCTTTTAGTAATTAAGAAATAGCACCCCAAGTAAGAGCTTCATCTGCACCATTAACTTTTGTAGCAAGAGCATCAGCAAGATTCTCCTCTGCAACAGCCTTGCCAACAAGAGTAGCAGAAATTTCATTGCTTGCAGAAATAGCAACGCTTACACCAGTAGTTTCAGCCTTACCAGTATAGACATCAGCTAAGTCTTTCACATCAATATATACGGGCGCTGTCTGATTAGCGATAGTCAGTTTAAGATATGTACCATTGGTAAGACCTGTAACGGGAGCATCATCACTGACAACGATAACTTCACCAGCAGTTACAACTAAATCCTTAGGAATATCTACTTCAAAAGGAGTACCAGTTCCATAAGTAAACTGATAAGTTTTAAGATATCCCTCGGTAGGAGTTTCCTTTACTGTCATTACAAGGTTAGGAACAGTGATTGTACCAATAGTAGTCTCCTCTCCTGCCTTGCCCTGCTTGATAGTCTGCTTAGACTTCTCTCCTGTACCAGCAGTTTCATCAGTAATAGTTACTGTATAATCTACAGCCGCAGGAATTTTAGCAAGTTCAGCGGCTACAAAATCCTTAATTGCCTTTACAGAAGCAAGAGCGGTGTCAGCAGTAGAATCACCAATTGCAGCTACGGTTTCAGGAACTACAACTGTAGAAGCAGTACCGTCATAATAAGTTACAGACTTGTCAGTTGTATTCACATAAACCTTTCCTGCAACCATAGTTACGGGAAGAGTGTCAACAACTTCAATCTGGTTTGTATAAGATGTTTCGCCCTTAAAAAGCTGTCCTTCAATAAAATAAAGAGTGTTAGCATCCTTAGTAGCAAGACCCTTATACTGCGCATAAGTACCTGTTAAAAACTTTACATTAGCCATAATAATTTTCCTTTCTCAAATAAAAAACAATTTATATATAATGGACGAGCCATTATTAACTTTAACCAATGGTATCCCAATCAACAGTAGCCATACCGTCACCAACTAATACATAGCCGCTATCTTTATAAATATAGGACTTACTTGTATCAGTATCTATATATATTTTGTCAGCAAGACCCTGTGTAGGGAATTCAGCCTTTTTAGAAAATATAACTTGTGATGTTGTATTTCCACCGCTACCACCAACAGGCGCATTACCAGCAATCTGTTTTAATTCGCCTGTTGACTTCTGAAAAATATTTACCGACATTTAATCACCTCTTAAACTATTCCTTCCATTTCATAAATGTACGCTGTACCAGAACCAACTTGAACAGTGAGCAACCCAGCTGTAGTATATGTAACAGAAGCAACTACTCCAGAAGTCATTCCATAAAGTTTGCCTCTGTTAGTAGGAGTACCGTTACCAAAGCAGAATATTCCAGAACTGTGATACACACAGAAAGGATTACCGCTTGACATTGTTTGTTTGAAGGTATTATTTGATGTAGCTCCTGTTTCTGGAGTAGAAGTTCCTATTAGCTTCCACTTAAAAGGGAACATAGATAACGTATCGTTTATCTTTTTTACAGAATAAGTTTCCGTTTCAGATATAGTAGATTTATCATTAATTGTTGCCATCTGTTTCCAACCATACCAAGTCTTTGAAGTGGAATTATATCTGTTGGTATATATTTCACCTGAGTTAAACTTAATAGCCGTAACACCATATGTAGTTCCCATTTTGCGGACATCAACAATAAAATAAGTTCCAACAACAGGAGTATCGGTAACATTACCATTACAGTAGATAAAACCCGAAGCAGGAAGGGTTAATATATAATCTAACAAGCTACCAGAAGTTAAAGTTCCTAAATTCTGAAGTAAATCATTTACCTTCTTACCCTCAATACTTCCTGCATCAATCTTAGTCCAAGCACTCCAAGTCTGAGTTGAAGCATTATAAATTTTACTATAAAGCAAACTGGAATTACCAAAAGGCTGTACTGAAATTTGACGGTGAGTGGATGTCGCATTAACAGTACCTATCCAAGCTGCACTATCAATAGGCATACCTGTTACGGCAGAAGATATAGTCACTAAACCCGAAACAGATTCCAACGCAAGTGTTTCTATATCTCCAGTAGACCACATTTTTAAATTCTGAACGAAATCGTCAGAATTAGGGATACTTTCGTTTATCTTCTTTGCACTCCAAGTCTTATTCGTTGCATCAGTGACACTATCATCAATTAACGCTCCAGAAATGATGTTATAATTACAAGCCACAGGCGTATTTCCTTGATAAATACTCATAATTATTTTCTCCTTTCTTATTTAATAATTTTTGGCTTTTACTTAATATTATTTGTTGCTCTTCTCGTGATAATTGTAAAAAGTCCTCATAAAACATCCATTGAAGATGTACATTATTTAATTTCCCAGATGCTTTTCGTTTGCCATTACAACAATCTCCAACTTTTGTGGCGTGATAATATTCCTTTGCTTTGACTACAGAATCAAACAATTCATTTGTTGTAATGCAAATAACTTTTTTACAGCTATGTAATGCATTTTTATTCTTATTTACTTTTATATTAGTCATTGTTTCTTCACGCCATTTTGCAACATCTTCTTCTGACATTTTTTTATAATCAGATAAATACATCCACAATAATGGAGTACCATCAGGAAGTTTGCCAGAATAATTTTGTTTTTTTCTACAACACGCACTTATTCCATTTTTACCATTTTTCCCTCTGTTATAGTATGTAGCTCCATCTGTCATACTATCGAACACTTTACCCGTAGTTACGCATACTACTTTTTCTTTAGGGCTACAATCAATCATTGATTGTACTATTTCTTGCACCTCTTCTTTCGACATACTTTCATATTCATCTAACCAAAAATAATGTTTCCCTTTATATGACAAAACTCTATATTCGTCATCTGTTCCTTTATTGCAAATCTTTCTATTACAACATGAATAGATTTGCGATTCCCCTTTTTTACAGTATTTTCTTACATTATCTATGATTAAATCATCTTCAAAACAGTATACTTTTCTTGTAGTAGGTAAATCACCATTATATTTTTCTAAGTTTGTAATAGATTTCCCTAACCATTCTTCAAATTGTTCTTTAGTATTATTTCCTAAGCCATATTGCATATGGAAATTTCCATGGCAAGTTTCACACAAGGTTATTCCATTAGTCACATCTGTGCGTTTTTCTTTACACCAATTATATCCGTCAAGATGATGAACTTTTAAGTCTCCGTGTTTTTGACCGCAACATTGACAAGTATAATTATCACGAGCAAGACACGCTTTAACAAAAATTAAATATTCTGGATAACGTCTTTGTAATAATCTTTCTTCTGGTGTAATATCTTCATTCCAATTATGATGATTTTCTCCTGAATAAAATAGTTTTCGTACACAATGGTGACAATAGTATTTACCATTATATAAATCTCTACTTCTATTATAATTGCAATAATATGTCATATTGACTTTCCCACAATTATCACAACTAACTTCAACTTGAAAATTACTATATTTCGGCAAGTCAGTTGTTTTTACTTTTATTCTTGTACCACGTCTTACTACAATTTTATTTTTTGTACCCATAGACCTCGGAATGTTATAACCGAGATTTTCATAATATGGTATATTTTTAGGAATTAATCCAACGTCAATTTCTTCTGTCAATAACATAATTCCCTAACCTTTCACTAATCAATCTTCACATTCTTTCAAGCACGTTTATATACAAAAAGAGACTCAGCTCTTTGAACCAAGTCTCCATTCGTTTAATGCTTTATCTAATTTTTCATTTCTCATATAAATCCACATTGTACATTTTGTATTTGGATTTAGTGCCACAACCTCATAGTGGATATTTTTACTTGTTAAAAATTTTTGTTGCGGAACAGAGAAACAACAATACAAAGGCTTATCTCGTGGCATATATACTCACGCTCCTTTCTTAATCAATGGTTTTAGTGTATTCAACTATTAAAATTACATCACCAACACCTATCTCTCTTGCATATAATAAAAAACGTTTGCTTTCTTTTGACATATATACATAAGCCCCATCGTTAGCCTTATTATAAAATGATATAGGTGTTATATTACCCGAAGGCTGTTTTATTGAACCGTAAATTGAAATTACAGAATCTACTAATGATGTGTCAAAGTCACCAATTGGGGCAAAACCCTCAGGGGTAGTAATTGTTTGTGTTGCAACTTTTCTGTAAATAGGTTTTCCGTCAATCCATACTTTATTTGTTTTAACTTCATCCGTACTATAAACTTCTTTGATTGCATTGTTTATTTTATTCGCACTCCAAGTCTTATTGATTGCTGTAGTCGATGTATCGTCAATTACAACCTCGCTTAAATCAGCTTCTTCGTTACTATCAGTAATAATATAAGTCTTATTCTCATCATATTCACCAAGAGCATCATATTCTGCCTGAGTGCCGTGCCAGAGGTTGTCACTTGATAGAGGCTTATTGTCATACAGAACCTTACCCTCGTCATTTTCAGAAAATTTATTAAGAACTTCCTCATTTGAGGGCTTGTAAACCGCATCAACAGGGAGGTGTTTCCACGATAAAATTCCAGTTTCATTAACCGCATATTCATAGAAATAGCCATGTGTGTAGCTTGTATCTGAAAGCCCTATATACTGTACAACGTCACCCTCAGTAGCAGTGCTAGGCATAACTTTGACCTGTACAGGGTTCTCTACAAAGTCATCGGTTATATTAATAACTGCTTCATCCGCAAGAGTAGTCTTGTCAAGCGCATCCCACTGCGCTTTAGTCCCGCTCCAAACAGAAATGTATTCAGGACTTTCTGCAAAGTCATCAGTTATGTTAATAATCGTTCCATCTGCAAGAGGAGTTTTATCGAGTGCTTCCCACTGTGCCTTTGTACCACTCCAAGCAGGGATGTATTCAGAGATATCCTTGCCACTTGCTTTGATATTTCCAGTGCCATCATCAAGAAGTATCTGGTTCTCTTTAATGTCAGTATCAGTCAGCTTATCAGCTTTACCAGTGATATCAGTAGCTTTTGCATAAAGACCACCATCTGTACCAACTTTAAGCAAGTTACCCTCATCAGCAGAGATATTAACTTCACCTGAAATCGTATTAGTAGCATCGTTGATAGTAAGTGTAACTGTACTTACTACTGTACTTGCCTTGTAAATTTTGACAAGTTCGTTCATAGATACAAAACTATAAGATGTCTCTGCATCTCCCTTAACAGCAAGAGCTAAAACTGGTTGTCCATCAAGATTAGGGTTAATTGAGTTTGGATAAGTCTCTTCACTCCAAATAAAACTATTCACAAATGTAGTGTTAGCTTGGTCTAAGAACTGCTCCGCAGGAAGAATTATTGTAAAATCAGCTACATCTGTTATTGTTGCATTGGGCTTTTTATAAAACATCAAAATGTTGTTTGCATATAAAACTGTTTTAATACCAAGGCTTTCATCGCCATTAACCCATGTTTTCAACTCTGTGGTTAAGTCTGTTATTTTAGTATCAATTTCAGTGTTACTATAAGTTTCGGTTTTCTTATAGTAATCGGCAAGCTTTGTATCAACCTCTGTTGTTTTAGCATAGTCTTTCAGTTTGTTATCAACAACTTCTGACGTATCGTAATCAGCTAAAGCATCAGTAATCTTTTTATCGACAACAGTTGACTTGTCATATCCGGCAAGCTTATTATCTACATCGGCAGATTTTTCATAATCAGTAAGAGCAGTGGTTATCTTACCATCAACCTCAACAGAAGTATCATAATCAGCAAATTTGGCATTTGTGTCAGTAATAGACTGTTTAACTTCTTCAAACGTATCATTGGTTTTCTTTGCAGACCATACCTTGTCTGTTGCCGTAGTTGTAGTATCATCTATTTCAACAGAGCCTTTAATAGCATTACCATTGAACAGTAGAGTGTCACCTGTGTCATTAGTAGTAAGCTTATCAAGAACTGTATCTTTGTTATCATGAGTATGCTTTGCTTCATCAAGAGGTTCAATGAGTGCATTAATCTGTGCCTTGTCGTAATACTTATCAGGGTCAAGTCCTCCACCAGTGCCTTTAAGATTTGGCGTAGTGAATGTACCGTTTTCGTTTGTTACGTCAAGTTTGTATATCTCATTTGTGTTATCGGGATTTTCTGTAATAGTAGGAGAGAAACCTTTATCACCTTTTTCACCCTTAGGCAAAACTCCAGCATTTTTGGTAGAGCCATCAGATAACTCAACAATAAGACTATTTGTCGTAGTATCAATAGAAACTCCAACAACCGAAACACCATCTTTTACAACAAAGCTACTCTCTGTTACGCTCCCGTCTGTTGCTGTCCAAGAAAGAATTACTTCATTACCACCAGTAACAGGAGTAACAGATTTAACCGTACATGGAGCGCCTTTTAATGCCCCCATTCCAATTACAGTTTCGTTTGTATATCGTTTGGCTGCTGCTAGGGTTGCTATATCCATTTGTAATTCACCCTTTCTTTTATAAGTTTATATTCCATATCAAATTTCCATCCATGTATCAAAGAGCATAAATGTTCTTACATATCCAGCAGTGGTATCACCGAAAGAACATACACTCCCTATCGGCACAGCATTCATGCCTTCAAATATACCTTTCCCCGGTGTAGTAGACGTGGGTAAATCCTGCAAATCGCTTTCTTGTGTGACAACGAACTCTGCAACGGGTGTATTATAATCATTTCCATACTTCAAAAGCGCACCAGCCATATTATCATTCCTTTCTATAAAATTAAGACTGCCGTACTATTTGTATAGTACAACAGTCTTATATTACGCAATCAATCATTTCTTACAGGTAATTCATTAAGTTCATCAACGCAATTATGTATAAATGAATTGCCCCCAAGTGAAGTATAATTTGAATATAACTTTGCAAGGTTTTCTTTTTCGTATAAAGTTATATATCCTGATTTCATTCTTGAATTATATATAACCAAAATAGAATTTCTTAACCCTGCCTGCAAAGCATTACTTTGTTTTTTCATTTCATCGGACATTGTATCATTTTGTTCAACTTGTTTTTCTACAAGTTGTGTCAAATTATCGATTTTCTCATTTATGCCATCTTTGTCACTTGTCTTTGAGATCCAACTCACAAATTTATTCCGAAGCGGTTTTATTATAAGTACAAAAAGTGCAATAATTGTGCTGATACTTCCACACCATGAAGCTACTGTTTGTAAATCTATATTCTCTATAATCCACCTCACTTTTCAGAGGTAATAATAACAGAATTTGTAGTGTCAGATTTTTCACTCTTCCCCGCTAATGTCTTGATTTTCTCAAAGCAGTCCTTGCCGTAAGAAGTCACAGTAATTGCCAAGATTATAAGACATACAGCTACTATACTTATCCCATTAAGAGCCGTTAAAGTAGCTTCGTCAGCGACAATACCAAACTGTCTAATTATAGGTTCTATCATACTAATACTTGTAGTAAACAGCCCCGTTCCAACAATAAAACAAACTGTGTAAAACAGCCCCCAAAGGAATTTATTCCAATGCCAAGAGATACTATTCTTCTTTGCAATAGCTACACCAAGAATAATATCTGCCATTCGCATAAGCACTAAAGGAATAAGAAAAACGCCAACCATAAGTAAATTTGCCAATACTGTGTTAAGTATGTCTGTCATAAATTTACTTCCTTTCTTTATTATACTTATTATTTATTTCTTTTTTATATATTGAAACGGAATATAGGCAAATCCGTTAGAAAATTTCTCACATTCTGGGCTAGTAAACTTAACCCATATTGTGCCGTTTTCTGCCGTAACATTACTACCTAAGTAAACTATAATTTCTGTATTTTTAGGCAATCTTGATATAGTTTTAGCATTGCGTTCTGGCACATATTTAATAGGCGTTCTATCTTTAGTGGTAATATATTTAGAATAATAAACACTAGGTTTGTATACTAAATTTCCTAAATTGTCAAAAACTTTATAGCCTCTATTGTAATCAGCGATATTTTTTGCTGTTTCCAGATTATTATAAACACCTATTTGGCTTTCAACATTATCTTTGCTTCTTCTGATTTTATAGGGTACATTTTCTACTGGTTTTTCATATGCTAATAAATATTTTTTTACTGTTGCTTTAAATTTACTCCAATGTGGCATAATATAAAGAGGACAAACTTTCGTTACTCCTTTTTCAATATGAGTATTAAGATAGTCTACACTACCACTAAGTCCTAAATTTTTGTTAATCCAATAAGTATGTGTTCTTAATGCAGAGATATCTAAGTCGTTTTCGTGGAGAAAATATGCCGCTAATCTAGCAGTTTTGTCTTCTGCTATAGCATCCGATTGTTTATTTTCGTTCATAATACACTCAATAGCAATATCATCTATTGCCCCTACATTATAAGTACCTCTTGCATTACACCATCCCACTTCATCAAATCTGAGTAACTGCCATACAGAACTTTCGTCTACATACAAGTGTGGTCTAACTGAACCCATATTTTCATTATATGTAGCAAGAGTATATCTTTCAGCATCATCTTGAATATTATCTAAGTCAGCAGTATTATGAATTGTAATTGTATTCACTTTAGGCATTTTTACATTTGCTTTATACAATGCATTAGGAGAAAATTTTGCGTTTCTAGCTTTAGTAGGGTCTTTCCATCTGAGACCATCTGGAATAATTTTTTGTTTAATTTGTATTCCTGCTATTGTGATTATTTTATCAGGAGTAATTGTCATATATTTCACCCTTTTAACTATCCTATGATTCAATTAAATCGTAAGTTATCTTCATCGTCTGGGCACTAGTTTTTGTTACTGGAGTGGCTAGATTATTAATAGTAGCCAAATAAGTGAAGTCTTTATTAAGATACAGTTTTGGCGCATTATAGTTATAACGAGATATAAAATATGGGTATATATCTGTATATGTATAAATTTGCATATTATCCATATTCGAAATGTTATCTTGCCAATATCCTAGCCTAATAATATCCCCATCTTCGGTTATACATTGGTTGTTCTGTAAGAAATGTGCTTTACGTTTCAAATCATAAAGCCTTTCCCACTTCCTATCGTTATAACCACTGGTCAAATCAAATTTTTTTATGAAATTTCCGTTAAAATCCACAGTAGCTAAGCAATAGGAACTCGTACCAAGTTGAAACCATGCTATAATAAAATTATTCATCAAACAAAATGGTTTATAACCGTTATATTTGTGATAAAAATTACTGCTCCCGATGCCCGCATTGGCGAACCTTTTGATATAAAAATCATCAGGAAAACTTTGAACATTAATAAGTATTTTTTTATCAAGGTCAACAGTTCCTGTTAAAGCATTAATTCTATTACAATTAAACCAAATGTCGTAGTGTATCTTATCTTCTTGTTCTTGATGACCATATCCAATGCAACGTATAAAACCATCTGAATCTGTATAACTAGTATAATCTCCTGGGTTTGTAATAGATATGTCCTGTGTCTTATATGGCGAACTTGCAGAGCTACCACAATCACCCCAATTTAATTCTATCTTTTCTGTGTTAAGTATTTTATAATAAGAAAGTCTAAATGTTGTTGTAGACGGATTTGACAAAGAAACAATGGTGTCTTTAGCTACTATTCCTCTAATTCCACCAAATTCGCTTGTTGGGATATCTTTTGGGAGATTGTATAAAGGTCTTGACAGGTTGTTATCAAAATTATAAAAATTAGTTATCTTAGGATTATAATTGTCTGCTGTCGGATCCCAATATTCATTAAGTCCTATATATCCACCTGTACGACTTGTTAAACAAACGCAAGCAATTGTCCCGTTTGCACGGTCTGTAGCAAAATCCCACACCAACCGATATCCGTTGCTAAGAGTTCTACACTCTGTCTCATTCAACGTCCCAGTACATGGGTTAGTTCCAGAATATACTCTTCCAGCATGTCCAACTGCACCCTCACCATTTGCATATATCAAATTTGAGTTTTCTTCTTTTTTATTACTAAAAAGAAGCACTCCACCCATGGCGTTAGTAGATATAGGTAAAGTGTTGTCGAGAATCGTTTTTATACTTGTATTACACGACACAAATTCAACCGGAAGATTTAAAAGCTTCTGTACGGCACTTGTAACCATATTATTTTCTTCTACTACTTGTTCTAACTCTCCGGTTTCCGCGTTAAATAATTCTATTTTTGTATGCCCTTTGATTTTCATATCATTCTCCCTCCAAATAATTCATAGTATAAGTAAAAGCCCTATTAAAGCTCTCAATATAAGCATCATAAGCACTTTCTTTAATATTTCCTAATTCGCTCTTATACAAAATATTTACCTCACCAGATACTTGACCCATATCAGTAACAGTAAGTTTAATCCTAGACACATCTGATATTTCTACTTTTACAGGGTTAAACGTATATCTAACTCCACCAAATGTAGCAGTTATTTCAAAAGCTTTTATATTTTCGTTTGCAGAAATACTTGTGATTGGGTTTGTCATTTCAATATATATAGTGGTGCTATCAGTGCTATACACACTCCCAGTAACACAAGGCATGTTATCTGTTATCCTTGAGGTTGTTAAAACAAAAGAATTAATATAGTGATAAGCCACATTCTCTGTAAAAGAAATATCTATGGGGGTTTGAATATCACATATAAACCCATCTTCGATATCCATGGTTTTTAACACAAAGGGATTAATTTTAAAATCCCCAGTTTTTTCTCTGAAATGCAAATATCCGTCCCATAAATTAGAAGTGTCAATTTTTCTTGCAATGGTTACAGCCATAGCAATAGCATTATTCCATCTCAAGTCTGTTGCGGCTGTTTTCCAGCGTACAGGTATGCTAACATCTGTGTCACTGACAAATTCTATTTTTTTCTCGTCTACATCAGACATCTTTCCCTACTCCTCTCGCTGTTATGGCTATTGTGATGACAAAATTGCAAAAATCTATATCTACATCTTCGTTTGCCCACTCAATGGTTGCATATTTATCTCCTCTTGTTGCTTCTATAATACGACCTTTTTCATCTTTATAAAATTTCAAATCAGGTATCATATTTATTCGCCCTCAAAAATCCCAACATATCTTTCAATGCCAGCGTTTGTATGCACAGAATAATCTATATTGGAATTTATAGTAATTGACGTAATTGGTTCAAGAGAATAACCGCCATCATATCTTGGCTCACCACAGCGTTCGCCTATCCAACCCTTTGCAGAATTGCTAGTATAAAATACTTTAACAGTATCACCAACACCAATGACTTCCCCTGTTTTATTCAAAAATTTATACTCTTTTTCTTCTATATCATCAAGAAAATAAACAAACACTTTATGCGTTTCATCATCAACACCAATTACTCTAGCCTGTTTGCTTTTAACACTATCATTTACTTTTTCTTTGTCATTTTTCTTTTGAACAGTAGAAATTAATTTTGTAAGCAATTCAGAATTTTCATCTTTTTTATTAGTCACTCTCTCACCACCTTATTATTACACACATTGCAAGTCATTCAAATTCACTGAACTCCGGAAGATTATCAACATTGCATAATGAAATCGACATTTCATTTCCATTTATTGAAATTTCGCTTATTAAAAATCTCACATTATCCAATCCTAATTCTTCATTTCTGACTAATATAACATCCTCCACATCTAAATGAGGGAGCATTGTACAATCCAATTTAACGCTCATGCCAATAATGCTTTTCATTTTAAGATACATTTCAGCATAAGCATCTACGTTAGCCTGCTCATAGCCAAACATATCTTCCATTGTTTTAGCCACACGATATCCAACAAGACTAATTCTTACTGGGGATTTAGGATTATCATTTTCGGCAACGCCAACGAAACTAGCACCATCAAAATTTTCTCCCCAGACAGTCACTCTATTCTTTACATCGGAAAAGTTATAAGTCAGACTAGAAGAAATATATTCAGCAGTTACCTTGTCATCAAATACCCACATAGGGGCTTTGTTTTTAAATTCAAAGTCACTAGAGCCTCTTGTGAGAACCAAATGCCCTACATTATCATAATACATTCTGCATTTAAGGCTGTTAGCCAACTCTGTAAATATATCTCCAAAATATGAACCTGTGCTTAGTTCAATATCTTCACCAAGTTCAATATCTCTTGTATCAAAATCTATCAAAGGATTTATCGGGTCGGTAGGTCTGCCATTACCTTTTTCTTGTGAAAGCATATCTACAAACATTTGCCCTACTTTATCACCAAGTTCAATTTTAGTAGCGTTTTCAAGACAAGCACCACCCGTTTCAGATGTGAGCAATCCAAATTTATCTACACAGTCAACACTAATAATATCATTTTCTTGCGATATTCCAGTTGTAGTAAATATACCCTTGCTAAACCAATATATGTCGCCTGTGTATCTGTCTTTTAATCCTTTATAATACCGAATTTTTTTATCAAACCAGAATGGACTATTTTCGTTGGTATCATATTTGTGGTCACGATTATAAATCTGAAAACTTAATTTCCCCTGAACACCTTGCCCATAAGTTTTAGAATAATTCTCACTATCAATAATAATATCATCAGTAATCTCATAGATAGTATATTCTAAGTGGTCTAGCACTTCAATTTTGGCAAGAACAATCTTCCCTTCATTCTGTGCAAGTCTAACATAATTTTGGTCATAGATATCATAATATTCCATACCTATCACCTCAATCTGTCATTATTCTTGTTCTGGTCTGATTATCAGCATACATATCTCTTGTCTGAACAAAATCAATCTTAATAGTGTATGTTTTATAATTTCCACTATCATCAGGCGTATATGTATGAGATGTAATAGCTCCAAACCATACATTGCCCACGATATCCTTTATTAACACAGGCTGTTTGCTATTAACATCAGATTTCCATTTCTGAAATGTCTTATAATCGCCATCTGTTAATCCATAATCAGGACAAGAAATATGCCCCAGCAAAAAGCTCAAAGAGAATGAGTCATAATCCATATTTCCATAAGTAATAACCGGCTTTCCTCTTTCGGTGTCACTTTTATCTCTTTTTATATTATGGTCAACATTACCAATATCAGGATTTAATTGTACCTTCCAAGAAGATGTCACTTTAAATTGCTTATCACCATACATATAATTATAATAAATTCTTACATCTGTAATAGATTTAGACGGTCTTTCATAAGGAACTTCGGTCAAGAAATAAATCTCATAATCGTCAAACTTAGTTGCGATAGGTACTTTAGCCTGTTGATATACTGTGGTTGTAGTAACCGGGATAACAATATATTGATAAATCATATCACCGCCACAAGTATAATCAATATAACTCGTAGCTGAAGTTTTCTGAATAGTTTCAAGATATTGTTGAGTACCATCAGAATTTATTCTTTGAATAATATAACTTGTGGGAGTAACCCCAGTAGCATTTTTCCAAGTTAATTTTACAGTATTTTTTACTGTATCTACAGTTGCTTTCAAATCTGTAACCCCGACTTCACCTTCAGGAATAGTGCAATTAACAACAGGACTTGTAACCTCGACATCATCTTGTGTCACTATTGTAATTTTACCCTTGAAAGTAGTATCTGGTAACACCTCTCTAAAAAGATATTCCATTCGGCTAGACCATATTTTCTCGCTCTGATTTATTATTTTGTCATCTTTATCATATATAGTCCAATAATAATACTTAATTGGATAATTACCTTGTGTTGTTATACTGGCTTCACACTTTATAACTTCATTGATAAATTCCATTGTAGGAGTTATAACCGGAATAGCCTTAGTATTAAAATAATAATAAGGAGAAATAACAAAGCATTGATAAATTTCATATGGTGTATTTTCACCTAATTCTGGGGCAGTTCCCTCTATACTTACAAATCCAGTTTTAGTATAGTATTTTGTAATACCATAATAACTACCATTAACTTTAATATATGTATTAGGGATTGTATCATTATCCGCTCTGGTTTTTCTATGTTTGCCAGTATCAAGATTAAGTCCTTGTTCAATAGGAATTAACCCTGTTTCTGATAATACAGTATCCATATTTACAACTTTAACGGTACTAAGATAAAGTTCTGTACTAACAGGGATAGCATTTTTATCATCAAACGTCTCAGATAATTTAAGCATTCCCTTACTCTTGTTATAACCTACAACAGTTTTCCTACCATTCCCACTCCAATAACAATAGCAAGGCAAATTAATATCTAGTCCTTTTTCGATAGGAATATAAATATTATTTGTTATATCTTCATCGGTAGATTGTACCGTAACTTTTGTTAACGGATTTTTTTGTATTTTACCTTTAGATGAGTATACATCTGGATAATAGCCATTGTCTATATCGACAGGTTCATAGAATTTTGCTCTCCATAGATATTCGGCATTTTGAGGAATATCATTTGTGTTCACAATATCTATTTCTTCACCGTTTCTAAATCCATCAGTACTTTTACCACGTTCATAATAAATAACTCCTACTCTATCGCCAGTCTGATAATCATACACATAAAAATCAGCGCCCATACAAAAATCACCATTAAAAGTAATTTTCATACTAAAATTAGAACCGTCTACACAATTATTATTAGGATAAGCATTTGTCGGAGAACAAAGCATAATTTATTTCTCCTTTCTTTATTTTTATTTATGATTTATATAGAATCAGCCCACCATATTTCAGATGGACTGATATAAATTATAAAGCAATTATTTAATACTATTGATTGCCGTCCGAAGTGTCTTGTTCATATAGCTCTTAATCTGCTCAATAACAGTATTGCTATCCTTTGAATCATAAATATTAAACGTGTTATTCAATGTTATAGACTTATTATTAACAATACTTTGTGCGTTATTAACCGTGCTATTTGTAACAGGAGCAGTTATCGGAGTATTCCCAGTGGCAGTATTAGCAATAGCTTGGAACTGTTGAGGTGTGACAGTAGCACCCAAACCACTTAAATAATCAGCAAGACTTACAGTTACATATTTATCATTGTCCTTGTTGTCATTAACATCTTTATTATAAATGGCTTCTGCCAAACCATTACGAATATTTTTTACTGTATTTTCATCAATATGAAGAAGCCCATTCTCATCAACACCAAGTGCCTTTTTAGCCTGTTCAATAGCCAATTGGTCTTTGGCATTGCTTTCCATGTCAGAGAAAGTATCTTTATAAGCATTAGCACTATTAATTTGTTTATCAATAACTTCTTGTTGCTTTTCATAAACCTCAATTTGTTTATCAATATCGGCTTCTTTTATTTCTCTTTCAACATCATCAAGTTCTTTTTGAGCGTCCTTAACAGTCTTCTCGTCCTGAACCTGTACAAGTCCCTCACCCTCTTTATAAACAAAGACTTTTTGCTTCTTTGCTTTATCAAGATTATTCTGGGCTTCAATCAGGTCAAGTTCTCTCTGTTGCTCGTCATTCTTATCTTTTAGAGCGTCCTTTTCATCATTGAGAGCGTCTATTTTACTATCAATAGCATCTTTTTCTTTTTCAAGAGCGTCTATCTGTTTATCAGTTACTGCCTCAATAGCATCTAAAAGAGTTGTATAATAATCTATCTGATTTTGGAGGGCATCGGAAATTGATTTATCTGCCGATTTAGAAGAACTGCTAGAAGGCTCTTTAACTTCATTCTTATAACCAGTAAGAATATTTACAAGTTCTTCCATAGCAGTTATACTATCTTTTACAGATGCATAATCTTTAAACAAACCCGTTTCGACAGCGTGTTTATAAGCATAAGCCGAAGATATCAGTGCAATTTCATGGGCATATTCTTCCATGCGAAGTTTAGCTTGTTCAATTGCAGATTTTGTCATATCAATCTGACTATCAATATAATCATCTCTGGTCTGATATGCTTGCTTACTTACATCTTCAAGAGCAGATTGTTCAAAAGTATAACCATCAGCAGTTTCAATAACACTATTTTTTAATTGAGGATATAACATTATTAATTTAGTCATATCATCATAAGAAAGAGAATTGCCTTCGTTAAGAGTTTCTTGCGCTTTCTTTAACGTTGAAATACTATCATTATAGCTATCAACTTGTTTTGTGACTTCATCAAAAGAATCTCTTATTCTATCAGCATCAGAATAATCCAGTAATGTCTCCTGAAAAGAAGCAACATTCAAATCATCTTGCGCTCCTTGGAGTGCTTTCTTTCTTTCTTCAATTTGCTTGTCAAGGGCATTTAATTCATCTAAATCTGCTTTACCATTGATATGTTTAAGTTTTTCAGCACGTTGAACATAAAGATTTTCAATCTCTTTAGAAACAGCATTAAATTGTTCCTGATACGATTTCTTTTCTTCAGCAATAGCATTTTTACCACCATCAACAATGATAGTATCATAGCTTAACCTAAGAGCTTCTAAATCAATAGTCCAAGTCCCATCTTTCTGTTTAACAAACTTATCAAACAAAGACGGGTCTAATTCAAGAAGTTCATTGACCTCTTTAGCAGTCAACCCTGTACCAGCGGTTATTTTTTGCATTGCGGACTGATATGTGCTAGAACCACTAATAATATCTTTTAGCAGTTCTTGAAGTTTGGTTAATGCCTCATTGAGAGAAGTTACGGCAGTTACAGCATTATTGGTTGCATCTGGTATCTCGTTCTTGAAGAAAGCTGTAAATTCAGGCATATTTTTAAGAGCAGAAATAATAGCTTCCTTTGCCGAATCAGTACCACCAACAAACTTGTTACTCCATTCCTCGCTGGACTCAGCACTTTCAAGCAATGAATCCTTGAATTTATCAAATTTCTCTTGCGTGGACGGTAATTCCTTGCCCATTAACGATGTAAGTATCTGCTGTTGAGCTATGTTGTCGTTAAGGTCTGAAATTGCGCTGTTGTAGGTGTCTACTTTATTTTTTATCTCATCATACCTAGTATCTAAAGACTTATATAAATCAAGTTCCTTTAAATCCTCAGTAGTAAAAGATTCATTTAGTACATTAATAGCACTCTTTAACGTTTCATAGTTTTCTAAAATACCGTCAACCGTTTCATCACCAAGAAGTGTAAATACACCGCCGTCTTTACCAAGCGAAATTCCTTCAATTCCAGCATTTTTTAATTTTTCAAATGCCTTTCTAGCTAATTCTCCTTGGTCATCAAAACTGTTGTTGCTATGCCAGTAGTCCCATGAACCCACATTAATTAAATCTTTTTCAGCAACACCTAAACCTGTAATTAAACTACTTTGTACTTCTTTTAATCCTTGTAAGGTGATATTCCTTATAGCATCATCGAGGTTGCCATACTCTTCAACAAGTTCTTGGACAGCAGACTTCTCATATCCTAACTTTTCAAGGAGGTCATCCGTGACTTTGGTTAAATCAGATTTTTTACTACTATCAGTTTCAATAGCCCTAGATAATTCACGATACTGAGAATATAAATCTACAATTTCATTGGATGTTTCTTTCGCCTGTTCAGCGGTTTCTTTTATTTTCTCATTAAGCTCTTTTTGGTAATTGATCAGTCTAATTATACCTGATATAGCAAAACTAATTGCCATTGAAAAGCCAATGTTCAAAATCATTTTTCCAGCGGTAGCTAATGCATTTGTAGCCACAGTAGCTGCTTTTTGAGCAAAAGTTAATGTCTGGGTTTGACTGGTTAAAGAGGCAAGTTTGTCTTTAAGTATTCCCGATTGAGAGTTGTATTCTTGCTGTGTAATTTTGCCACTTGCATAACTTTTTGTTAGTGCATCAAGTTCTGCTTTTGTTTTTGTAAATTCAATTGCTTGTTTACGTATTACAGTCGGAGTATTTTTAATATATTGATTAAATGCCTGTGTCCTAGTAGTTCCCTGTTCAATAGCTTTACAATAATTGTTAAAATTATCAATATCGCTCTTAGAAGCAAAATTAAATATATGAGCAACATTCTGTTTAAACCCATTAGCTTTACTTAATGTTGAAAAATCAGTTTTAATATCAGCAAAACTACGATGTAATATCCCTATTTTTTGAGAAAATTTATCAGTATCAACATTTACAGTTCTAAACAACCCACCGTTTTTAAAACTTTTGCTAAGAGATATTCCTGCAATAATAGACGGAATTAGTCCTAAATTCTCGACAAGTTTAGAAGTCGTTTCAAATATTTTTGATATCGTTGTTAAAACACTATTCAACGGTGATGAAGCGTCGCCCAAAACATCTAAAACTCTAGTTAAACTTTGAAGAATAGTTTTCTCAAAATCACGAGTGATAGAAGACTGTGCTATACCAGTAAGGGTTTCTGTCAATTCATTTTTAGCGTAATCAACGGAATCTTTGATTACTCCCATCTCACGGTCAGCAGAACCAGCAGATTCATTTTCGATAACATTCATAACATCTTTCGCTGCTTGAATGTTGCTAAGTATTGCTGCACCAGCCTGAGCTTGATATTTGCCAAAAAGTTTTTCAAGAAGTTCTTGCTGATTTTTTTCGCTTAACTCATCATATACGTCAGCAATCTGAACAAGGTAGTCATAAATTGATTTATAATGTTCCTGTGTTTCATCTGTAAATAACGATACACCTTTATAATCATTGCTTGCAGCCTTAGTCAAATCAATTACTTTACCTGTAATGTCTACAAGATCATCAGATAATTCTTCGGTGCTTTCGTCATACCCTCTTACCCTCATAGCAACGCTCTTTAAAGCGTTACCCATTTTTTCACTATCTTGTAAAACTTCCTGACCTGCTGTAAACAACGCAATAGTTTCAGATAGAGTTGAGTTCATTGCTGCCATTGCCGCCGAAGAACGAGACAAGCCAGATATGATATCATTATTGTCCGTTGCAAAACGGTTGCCTATCTCATTAATTGGTGACATTATTCCTTCTTTAACGTCATCAACATCAATTTTAAATGCCTTCATAACACTTACAAGTCCAGTTGTCGCCGTATCAACGTCCATGCCCGGAGAAATGCTTGCAAACATTGATGAAAGTTTAGACATTTCTGTTGCAGCTTCTTTTGTCGAGAAACCCAATCTAGACCAACTGGACGCCTGAGAAATTACTTCCTTAGTAGTAACACCTAACTGTTTAGCAACATCATTAGCAGAATAATAAAAATCCTCTAAATCTTCACTAGTACCCTTGAAAGTCTTTCTTAAATCAATCAACTCAGTGTCAAGTTCAGCAACAGTTTTAAACATGCCTCTGATTTCTCTTGCAATAGAGGCTGTTACCATTGTCAAACCCATCCATCTAGCGAACTTCTGAGCATCTGCCCAAAGCTTCTGAAATACCGTTCCACCCTCAAGCCCTAACGCCTTAACTTCAGACCTCATAGCCTTGAATTGAGAAGTTATCTTCTGAATATCGCCATTATCAGCCCCAGATTTTAACTTACTCATCATAGCATTCCATTCTTGTGAAACAGTCATGCCAGATGTAAGAGTCTTATTAGATTTCATTGCTTTACCATTAGCCATAGCAAAAGCTTCAAGTTGAGCAACAAGAACTTTTATCTTACCTTTCTGAACATCAACGCCATTAGTCTGTTTTAATTGAGTTTGTAAATCCTTGGCAGAAGTTTCAACCGTTTTAATCTGGTTATTAAGATTAGTCATATCATTGACCAAGGTAGCAAAAGCAGTAGTGTCAACCTTGCCAGTTGTATTACCAACAGTAACCATTGTACCAACAGTTTCTCGCATTTGAGTAAGTTTAGTAATAAACTGATCTAATTGTGCAATCTGAGCTTGCACACTAGATTTATTAGAATTATCAGCAAAAATCTTACTGTTTTTCAATCTGTTCAGATTGACAATTGATTTTTCAATGGCTGTAGCATAATCACTAACTTGTTTAATGTTTTTAGCCATTTGGGCATCGGTTTGATGATTTTGAGCAATAGTAGCATCTTCTCTTGCTTTTTTCACCTGTTGTGTAACATAGGCTTCTTGCTCTTCAAGAGAAACAATATTTTTTAAAGTCCCACTTTGCATTTGCAAATTTTGCAAAGTTTTTTCTTCATCATGTAACTTTTGCTCTAAATAAGTTTTATTGCTTACATCAGTAGAACTAAGTTTAGAAATCTGAGTTTGTATCTGATAAATCTTATTCTGGCTTTCAACCTGACTATCAAGATTGATTTTAAGCCTTTGATAATTCGTCACAAGTTCTTGTATCCTTGCCACATATTTATCTAAGACAGCAGGATTTTTAATACTTGTAATACCACGTTGTAACGATGCCATTTCTTTAGCAACATTACCAACTAATAATTGTTGCCCTTTCCATTCATTTGCAATATTACTAAGATAATTCTTATATATAGCAGTTTTAGTTGCCATATCATCAATCTTGTTTATCTGGTCAGAATTTATAGTAAGCCAATTTGAATTTCCAGAACCTTTGAATAATTCTTGCAATGCTTGAAATTTAGTCTTAGCATTATCCAATATATTAAGAATACTAGTTAAAGCCGAAGATTTACCTGCTTGGTCTTCAATATTATTAAGATTAGAAAAAGAAGAAGTAAGATTATCAATCTCTGTTTTCATTGCTTGAACCGGGACTTTAGAATTATTGATACTATTTATAAATTTATCAATATTATTTCCCGTATCAATCTTAACAGTTTCAAAACCTTTTGCTCGGAGTTGAGTAGCAACCTTTTCAGCATTATGGTACTGAGTAACCATCTGATTAAGTTTATCAATTTGAGTTACTACATTTGCTTTCATTGAAGCCATTGTGACTTCATCAGCATTTTTTAACGCCTCTATTGATTGCTCTACTTTTATATACTGCTGATTAAGATTATTAATATTTTCATCAGACTTTACAGATTTGCCACCATTTACATCCTCCCAAGAAGAACGTATTTTTTGTAAATCAGATGTGAACGATGTTTGCAGAGCTTTGATTTTATCATTATATTTTTGCTGAGAAGCGATTAATTTTTGGATGCCCGCATCGGCTTCCCTAACATTGGAAAGCATATATACAAAATTAGGATTATCTTCATCGCCAATATTTTTCCAAGTATATGCAAACTTCTGTAATTCACCAGTTGCAGACTTAACCTCAATAGTAAAATACTTTATAAGATCAGAAGACCCACCTCTTGTATTCATAGTCGGGTATTTTATTGATGAAGATGATACTTCTCCAAACTTCTTAAAAGCTTGAATTGCTTCATTAATACCATTTTCATTCCCACTGAATGTCATCAAAGATGAATCAATATAATCTCTAAAATTACTTGCAGATTTTAAAACCTTATTTTGCTTTTCTTGTGCCTTGGTAACTTCTTCAATGGCTCTTAACTTCTTTTGAGCTAATTCAGTAGAATTTTTAGTGGCAGTTGTATTCTGATTTTCAACATCAATAGATTGCTTTATATTTTCAGCGTATGCCTTTTGAACATTGGCAACCTCATTATAGACACTACTAAATTGTGCCATTGTACCGATAGCATTTTGGGCGTTGTTATCAACGACTGTATAACTTAAACCAATTTTTTCAAGCGTACTATTCAAAGAACTTGTATTAGTTCCGTTGGCAGTAAATTGGTTAAATAAATCTTGCGTTATTTGGAGTTTACCATCTAAATTTGTAAATCCCGAAATAATATTCTGAATTTGTTGCGCCGTATTAATTAATCCAGATGAACCAGAAATATTAGCTATGCTAGAAAATAATTTGTTAATATCAAGTTGGTCAAGTTGAGAAATGGTAGTAAAAGATTTATTAATTTCGGACAGAAAATTTAAAATCTGTTGCCTATAATTTATAAGTATATCATCAAGAGTACTACCTAATTTCCATAATGCACTATCATCAGGGACACCAACAACATCTTTATTTCTTAAATTATTCCAAGTATCCCCAAATATTTGCTTGAATTGTTTATTTGTTCCTAAATATTGCCTAGTAGCTACATCGCATTCACCAACTGCATTAGCAATATCATGATATAATGCTTTAAAATTATTAAACGCTGTTATCGTTTCTTGATTTTTAAATTGTTTCCCATAATCTTGAGCAAATTGTTGCAACGCTTGTTGAGCCTTAGCTATTGCAGAAAAATCCTGCTTTTGAGTTGTAACTTGGAATTCTCTCATCAGAGATTGAAGTTCAGTTTTAGTTTCAGACGTTAATGACTTTATGTCAAACGCCTTTATAAAAGCATTTGACATTGCTTTAAGATTTTCCAAATCAATCTGAGAAATATCCACCTTTGGAGCAACTACTGCTTTTTTATTAATTGCATTAATCTGGGTAGTAACAGTCTGATTAACTTGACTTAACTGTGACTGGACATTTGAATTGACATTAAGATTTATTGCTTGCTTATTATTAAATAATGACTGTAATTGATTCTTAATATTATTAATTGAATCATCAGATAATATTGCATTTATTTTTATATTTGTATTTTTGTTATTGCTTAATTGTTGCTGAATTTTCTTAACTTCTTCAGGAATATTCTCCATTCCTAAAGTGACGGGTATCCTAATTTGTAAATCTTCTGCCATTTCACTTCACCTCTAATCCTTGTTTTTGTAACCCTTGTTTTAACGCCTTTTTATGCCATTCATAATCTTTTAACTCGTCTCTTGTATTCTCAATAAAAGGGCGAGGGACACCATCATATTCCCAATTAGAAATATCATATCCTCTGCCACTTTCAATTACCCCCACAATTTCTTCACCAGCATTTGCAGATTTTTTTGTTTTTTTATCACTTGGGTCATAATAATACGGAGAGCCTAAAGTGTTATTTTCCACAATAAGTGTATTCCCATCAATAGAACTATTAATATTTCTATTATCTAATAATCCGTTTTCATTCATTCTTCTAGCATACCTACTAGGGTTATATACATCATAAACATCTTGTGCAATATGGTTTTGCATTACTTCTGTTACTGTTTGAGCAACATCGGTCAATAAAGCAATGTCAACCTTTTCTTGTAATGCTTTTTCAAGTTCTTTAAGGCTTTTGCAAACTTTAGCCATTAAAAATCACCAGACTTTAATAATCTCTCCATTACTTTACTATCATGTTCTGCAACACTCTTATCATGAGCAAGGCAAATTACCGTGATTTCCATTCCTGCTTTACAATCTGCACTTAATATTCCAAGAATAGATTTCATATCTACTGTACGATTACCTAAATCAAGATAAACCATACTTTTGAGTGCATTTGTTTCTGATACGATTTTATTAACCATCCTGCCAGATAAAGATATAGGGAGTACCATAGTAAACTTACTGCTTTCCATCGGCATTATCTCCCCCAACAACATTATTTGTAGATATTGCAACAGCTTTGCTCTTATTCGATGTATTTGTCTTATTAGACTTCTTCTTAGTCGATACAGTCTTAACCTTAGTTCCGTTATCATCATTTTCAGTCTTTTCGACAACATTTTCTGTCACCGCCTTGACAATACTCTTAGAATTTTTATCCATATTCTTTGCAAAATCAGTAGCTTGTGTCATAACTTTCTTCATATCATCTGCATTAAACTCGCCAAAAGATGTAGAAAATCTGTCAATGGCATCCTGAACAATATTGATAAGGCTAGCAAGAGCATTATTAAGAGGATTACCAACCTGCTTCTTTATATATTCAATTTTTTCAGAAATAGCATTATCAATCATAACATTCTGATGAGGATTAATTTTATTAAGAAAATCTGTATAATAACCATTAATCCAATCAATATAAAAATTCTGAATATCATCATTGGGAAGTTCATCAGGGCAGTAATACTTCATCTTATAAAAAGCCGAAACTACAGGAGTATATTCAGGCTTATATTCTATCTCATTTGTATTTTCATTGGTGAAAAACACACTGCCAACAACGGTATTTACTAACTTACTCATCTCAATCAGTTCAATAGTATCTCTCATATTCTTTTTCCTTTCAAACTTTATTTTGTTTCTTATCTGACTTACGTCTCTTTTCAAGTTCATCGTATGTAATCCAATTATCACCATTTCCATTGCCATATTTAATACTGCGACAATACCAATAAAATGGGATATCTCTAAACTTATATTCAAATAATTTTCTCTTCAATTTTGCAGTTGTGTCGGGTAATCCCTTGACATCTACAACAATCCGTCTATTATCTGCGAAAGAAATAACATAATCAGCTACATATTTTATAGATAATATCTTTTTACCTTCAAAATTCACAAACCCCTCTTGCAAAATATAAGGAACTTGCATTTCATATGAAACGATTTCGCCTATATCAATTTTAGGCTCAATCCATTCAATAAGGAATTTCATTTCCGTTTCACTATCAAAAGTTATACCTTTATATGTACGTTTTTTCTTTCCCTTTTCAGATAAATCAACATTATATTTTGATTTCTTCATTTAACTATCCTTTATCAGATTATAAAAAATAGGGAGACAACCACATTTGACGGTTGCCTTAATGGTCATCTCCCTATAATTTTATTCTTTTATAAACTTTGTTCTATTCTTTTTGGTCTTTGAATTAGGCTTGTCTTGAATAATCTCATTTACATTATCATTGACAATATTAGTTTCTGAAACTTTAATGTTGTCTACATCAGTTTCAGATTCAAATTTTATATCATCAGCCAATATTTCATCAACAATAGCCTTAACATTATCACAATATTTAATGTCACCATGTGTATCTATTGCATTCTGTAATTCTGTTCTAGCCTTGTCTTTACTGTACTCGCCATTATGATACATAATAATAGGTATATGATATGCAAAATGAGCTGGACAGCAAACTACCCTACGCCATTGCAAGGTTTCGGGTGTATTTTGCTGGCAGGTATTGCAAGCCTTAAATTCTTTCCCGCAGACCAAACAATGCCTGATTATTTCCATATTTATTTAATCCTTTATCAAGCGGTCTTGTAAACCTTGAAGTCCCAGAACTTGGAATTGCCCACTCCACACTTGTCAACAAGGCTCTTGAACTGGAAGGGATGCTCAACACCATCGCCACCCATATCAAAATCAAAGTTAGCATTCCAGTCACAACGATAAATTTCAATCTGAATGAAGTAAGTCTCATCACAGGTGTTCTTGCCAAGGCAATTAATAAAGGTATGAGTGGTCTTACCATATGTATCAGCAGAGTTGCCTACGGAAGCACCGTCCTTCTCATACTCATAAACTACCTCGATAGTACCAGCATTAGCAATGCCAGTAGGAAGCGCAATCTTCTTAGTGCCGGGAGTGTATGCAACATGAGATGCATCCTCAGAAGAAGCCTGTTCATACTTAGTAGTTGTGCCATCAATAGTGATAAGTACATTAAGAAGTTCAGAACCGGCAGTACCAACAGCAGTTTCAGCAGTAACTACTTCAGTAGCGTTGTCCTCAAAAGAAATAACCTCTCTCTTTCTGAACTTAATCTTACCAGATACAGGGTCAGAACCAGTCTGGAGAGAAAGCAGAGAGCCAGAAATATAACCAGAAGAGCCAGAGCCTTCAACAGCCTTATTCTTCTTGATAGTGAACAGTACAGTATCATTCTTACCAGTTACATCAGCACTATCCTCAGAGTTAGAAAGAGTAATATTCTTAATTTCATCAAGAATATTAAGGCAGGTATCATCAGTACGAGAATAATTCTCGATTGTCTCTACGGATGTAATCGTCCAGCCCTCAAGCATTGCAATTGCAGCATTAGCCATAATTATTCAATCCTTTCATATAATAATTCTTTGTAATTTACTATCGCCTATTTTCTTCAAATCTACTGTACCAAAATAATATCCGGACATGATATTGTCAATTTCAGCGTTTTTATTTATCTGCTTGTATGAAGCATATAAATCATATAAAGTGATATTTTTAACCGTTTCAAAATTATATTTGAAATTACAGTTATTAACAAGAAATAAAATAACGCCATCTAAAGCAGATGACGATTTACTATCTTGTTTATTTTGGAGTCGAGCCTTCTCACGTTCACGCTTTTTCTTAGCCCTGTCCAAAATATAATCTCGTGTTTCTTTTTCAGGGACTTTTCTATATTCACGATTTTTTTCAGCATGTAAAATACAGCACAATAAATCTGATAACTGTTCATAAATAGCTTTATTAAAAATTATTTGGTCTTTACTATTTACAAATATTACATTCTTATTATCATCATTGCTTTTTGCCCATATGTCAGAACAATCAAGTGTGGGAAATACTAATTTCCAACGGTGAATAATTTTACCACTTTCTTTACCTTGCTGTATTTCAGACAATAACGATAGCAAAAACATCACAAATACTTCATATTCTGTAACATCTGTCCAGTAAATTCCAATCTCTTTTAATTCCAACATTAAATCAGTAGGTGTTTGAATAAATAACGAAGCCGTTTGAAGATATCCTTTTTCAATAGCAATATCTCTGTCTTCACCCCAAACATCGCCAACCATTGGAATATTTACAGTTATCAAATCATTGAATTTATACTGTTTTTTATTAAGAAGATTAAATTTCGCCATTATTTAATCCTTATATCTTATTCTATCCGACCAATCCGTTACACGAAACGTAATCAGCCTGCCAGTATATTTATTAGTCCCCGAATTAAATATACTGTTAGAAACATAATGAGCCTTGGCGATACCAAAACAATCTTTTTCACCGAAATCTTTTCTCAATTCTCTTACAAGAATATCGTTTCGTAATTTATTATTGTATTTTGGCATTTTATAATGAGTTAATACCCAAAAATATAAAGTTACCTCTATATAAGTTTTATTAACTCGCGATATAACAGCATCAGATAAATCATACAAAATAAACGACCCTGTTTCAGTTATTGTATCAGGTATATACTGATTAGGGAAAATATGTGTCCACATTAACTCATCTGCTTCTTCCAAACTATATTTGCCATCACTAAGGACTTCTACAATAGTAGGATTAGTAAGCAAAGTATTCGTTACAAGATTTCGATAATCCTCTATTAAATTATCATTCTTTCCCATCATACACCTCCTACAATATTAACTGTTATTTCGCCTGTGTTTCCCGCCCCATCATCACATTTAAGAACAAAACTTTTACCAATAGCATTCTCATTTTGAGAACATTTTATCTTGCATTTATTGTCACTAGTTACCAGAGTTAAAGTAATACAACTCTGTACATCAGGGGTAGCAACAATATTCCATGTAACAGGTGTTAGTGTATTTGCAGTAAATGTTTTATAAGAACCACCCACTCTGATACTGGGATTACCTACATAAGTAATTTCAATATTATTTGGTGAAACAGGTTCAATATAATCACAAAGCCATTCTTCAATATTATCTGTATCGGGATTATAAACATCCTCGCTAAATATCAAACATAATACTCGACTTTCAGCATAAGATTCACTAACAGTATCAATTCTTGTAATTCTATACGGTATCGGATTTACGTTATTATAATCAATAAACATTCGTTTGGTACGGTCAAGATAAATTGTCTCATTATCTAAAGATGTATATACCAAAAGCTGATTATAGCCCAATGTAAGAATTTTATTTCCCTCTTCTCCGGTATTATATTGCGAAGCATTTTCAACGTGAAATGGCTGATAAATTATATTACCATCATCATCTTGCCATTTAGCAATATAATTACATAAATACAAAACTACTTTTTCATACATCTTGTTATTAGTAGGCATAGTCATTATGAGCCAAATATTCCATCTATCATAATCTTTGTCATATACTTTAACATATTTGTAATCCGAAATTGTTTTTAAACGAGTTAATAATTGGCGTTGCCAACCTTTCGTTTGAGTTTCAGGAGAATTGCCTTGTATAATACCATCGATTTCAAATTCTTCTTCAAACGAATTTGTTCCTTTATCAAACTTCCCTTTACAAAGAAGAATTTTATTTGATAAGGGCGAATCTATCAAAAAATCATCTATACCTAAATCAGCGTTAAATCGGAAATCATTTTTTTCTGTTCCCTCGGTATAATGTGGCGAATTAATTAAATACCATTCTGTACTCATAAACTCACCTCAATTATAGGCTGTAGGTAGTAATTTATCATAAAATTCTGCTATTTTTGTATCAACATAATCCAATTCTTCTTTTGCGTGTGCCTTATCAGCACTTGTATTATTGAGAGTTAAATCCTTGCCAATAATATTAGTCCGTTTTATGATCCGGTCATACTGACGTTCACAATAATAACGCTTTATTGTATAACCAAGTATTTGTATGTATAAATAAGGAAGCGGAATAAGATTTTCATTTTTATCATAATACAAAAATGAATCAGTATCTTTATCAAATACAAGAGGTTCTATTTCCCTTGAAAATTCTTCTACTGCCATACTAAACCATTGAAATACAAGGTCTGAATTAAGTTGAGATTTTTCTTGAAATGTGGCTTCAAAAACATTAACCACATCTATATATGTAGTGCTTGCTATTCTCACCACATCCTTTCTTTTATACAGTCATACCACAAACGGCTTCACATTCTCTGATTTTATTAAAGTCATTAAAACCACATTCTCTAATGAGTTTAATCAGAAGAACCTTTTCTGCCTGTGTAGTAAAAGTTCTAGTAACTTCCTTCTTAAAGTCGTCAAGTTCTTTAATCGCAAAAATCTTTTCAACCTTATTCTTATCAATAAGTTCAGATGTAATATCAAGATAATCCCTTGTGAGTTTATCATCTATAAAAATAGTTGCATGGTCGCCGTTTCCATTACCACGAAGAAGTTTATTTCCATTTTCAAACTGTGAAATTACTTCTGCACGAGATAATCTTATCGAACCACCCGCTTTGATATTTACCTCTCCATTGGTTTCAAGTTTATTAAACCCAACCATCCAGTTAGCAAGATTTTTAAGTGTTATCTTTTCTTCCATGTTTAATGGTTTGATTTCTTCTTGAACATCAGATACATTTTCATCTGTAATAGCATCGTTTGTAGTTTCAATAACTGTATCATCTTCAGGAATTGTATTTTCAATAATCTTTATTGTGTTCTCTCTTTTAGCCATATTGTCAATATATCCTTTCATGTGCTTTAATTATGGGTTACTAAATCAGTAACCCATAATCATTACCACTTAATTAAAATTAAAGATTTGTGTCAGAAAGCATACCGAGCTGGAATTCTCTGCCACGAACTACCGTAGTAGCAAACTCTACATCAAATCTAGACAGAACATGACCAGTGGTAACATCATTACCGCTAAATGTAGTCAAACCACCTCTTGTCCAAGACTTAATGGGAGAGCCAAACTGCCCACCAGTAGGAACAACAATAGCAAGACCTGCATCAAGCATGGTGCTAAAGTTGTCACCAGTAGCATTGAGGTTAGAATAATCATAAGGATTAGTCATCTCTGCAAGAATTGCACCGTTATAAACGCCAAGAATACCCTTTGTGCGAATGTCTCTAAGGTCATCAGCAGAAATGCCCTGAATATAGCCGTATCTGCTACCATTATAGGCAACCTCAGAATTAAAACCAGCCCAAGGAGTAAACTGCTGAAGAAGCGCATAATCACCAATAACAGTTGCGCCAGTGCCAAGTCTTCTTACCTTCTTGAGAACATCGTCGACACCAATCTTAGTAAGACCCGCACCCTCAAAGAAATACTTTACAGGAGTTGCATTCTTAACAGCATTATAAGCGTTAGTTACAATTTCCTTCTTCATCTTATTGATAATGTCAATTCTAACCTGATTCTTACCTTCATTCTCCTTAGACATATCACCAAGCATAAGTCTACGATAATCAGTAGCCCAACCGCCAGAAATGGTCTTTGTACCAATGGTGTACTTCTCAGCCTTAATAGCAGGGAAAATTACATCAGCATTAAGAGCCTGTTCACGAGACTTATCGCCAATAAGCTTCCAAGAATCTATCTCGATAGACTCATCATAGCCCAGAGATTCAAAGTCGCCAAAAATACTCAGGTTCTGTATCTCGGCAGTAAGGAAAGGTTCAACAGAATACTTTCTGATAGTATTAAGCTCAGCAAGAGACTTCGCATCGCCATTAGCAATACCCTCGCCCAGTTCCTTAATTTTATTTACAACTGCATCTGTCTTCTTACCGTACTTAGACGTATCCTTACCATCAGTAAGTGCAGAGAAAATCTCTACGATAGGGGAAGAATGCTTAATTTCATTTGTAAGAGCAATATCAGAATCTCGTCTTACATTATTCATTTCAAAAGTCATATCCATAATTATTTTTCGTCCTTTCTTGTTAATTTACTTCACAATAACTTCAACCAGAACACCATTGCCGTCAAAATCGATCTTCTTTACAACTTTAAAATATACTCCACCATCAGAAATACCTGAGTCAGAAGTCATAATATGAAGATTGCCGTCAGCACCAGCATCCATAAGAGTTGTGCCAGCAGTAATAGAAGAATAAGTCTCGGAAGAACCGTATGTAATACTATCAGGAGAAACCTGAAGGCACTTACCCTTCCAAGCAGATACATCCCAAGCTGTAACAAGTTCGCCAGCGGGAGTTACAAAATTCTTATAAATATCATCGCCTCTGCCATAGTTTGCAATAAGCTTAATACCAAGACCAGTAGTAGGAGCAGAAACCACTACGCCATCAGTAACAGTACCGAGGAAGAAATTCTTTGTACCACCAGCAGCAGCCTTAACTGTACCATCACCGACACCAGTCTTCTCAATCTGAGAAATTTCATATACCTTAATCATTTACAAAATCCACCTTTCTAAATTAATAAATAGAACCATCATCATTGCTATTTATAGAAGTATCATCTACATCAGCAAAAATATCAATCTTCTTAGAGTTCTGTTCTGCAAGAACCTTTGCCTTTTCAGCCTCAGAAGCAATAGTAGCTTTACCAATACCCTCATAAATCTTAGAAGTGACAGAATTGATTTCAGACTTAATAGGGTCAGCATTAAATGCTTCAATCTCAGCCTTTGCATAATTTTTCTGCTCGTCTGTAAATTCTGCAAGAGCAGTGTTCAATTCAGCCTTTTTCTGTTCAGACTTAACAGAATTAAGTTCCTCAATAAGGGTATTCTTCTCAGCAGAAACACTCTCGGTGTCTGCCTTGGCTGTTTCAAGTGCAGTTTCAAGCGCAGAAACCTTCTCTGTCAAAGAGTTAATCTCCTCAATCTTTTCTTCAAGAGCAGAATTAAGCTCAGTAATTTTTGATTCAAATTCCTCAGTCTTACTATTACACTCGGAAATAGTAGCCTTAATGGAATCTGTAATCATACCAAGTGTCTTTTCATCCATTGTTATAGATTCCTCCTTAATATCATTTTTTTTATTATTCAATTCAAGTAGTGAAGCTGTGTGGTCAGATGGCTGAACACCACAGCCAAGAAGAGCATATCCAGAAAATTCAAATTCAATAGGTATTCTTCCGAAATCTTTATATCCGTATAAATAAACTATTGCTGGGTTATGCTCGGTTCTTACTATTTCAACACTACCATAAATTGTTTCATTGTTAGATAGCTTTTCAGATAAAAGGTCAATACAATCAGAATATCTCATATAATCTAATGTTCCTTCACCCACAAAGACCTTTTTTGTTTCATTATTTTCATTAGCAATTTCATCAATGTACGCTTTGTCAAAATGACCTATTGTGGTAGCATTGCTTAACAATGGAACACCATCTTTATACTGACCTGTCTCACCATGACCAAGAATATCCGTTTTACTATCGTCTACAAATTCAACGGTTACACTTGAACCAATAAGAGTATCTTTTACTTTTTTAACATACTCATCTATCCAAGTAATACCATTGTCGTTGTATTCTGTGCCTGTTTCATTAACAATACAAGATTTGTCATAAATCTCAGCAAGAATAAGTTTAAATCTTTTATATCCTGTTTTTTTATCTTGCTTATTATTAATTTCAAATAATTTCACCTATATCACCACCTTTCCATATCAACTTGTACTCGGCTTTGGCTGATTATTGGTGTTATTCCCCTGAGTGGCTAATGTACTATCATTTGTTGCATTTTCTACGCTAGGTCTACCACCCTTATCTTCTTCGCTTAAATTATCATCACCCGAAGAATTATAAGACGTCGGATGGGGTGTGTATTTATCGTCCCATTTTTCTGATTTTTCCATATCCATAAGAGATAAATATGCGTCCAAATCCCAACCAACAGAAGTGATCCATGTAGATTTACTACCACTACCAGACATATAGAGTTCTTTATTCAGAGCAACAAATTTATCTCTATTAACAAGACTTGTCGGAAGATAATAAATCTGTATTTCGTTATTTTTATCTCTTACAACATTTTTGTTTATCACATAGGATAATTCGGCTGCAATTTCTGTAACCCAAGTATAAACCTTACTAAATAATAGTTCAAGACTAAGTTGTTGAGATGAATAGTTACCACTTTCACCGTCAAGAAGGCCCAACGCAAAACCTAGTCCCATAGCAATATTTGAATTAAGTTTAGGCTCAATTTCTTCGTTTAGGATATCTACGCTTGTATCAATAGAATCAATCTTTGTCCCCGCAGCAACAGTAAAGAACGATGTTCCTCCACGATTATTTTTTGTCATAACCGCACTTTTTACCGTCTTATGCTGTTCTTCTTGTTGCGTTCTGGTTAAACTGCATCTTCCTTTTTCGCCTTCAGGCAAAGTTTGATAAATTATTTTATTATTTACTTCACCTAATACACTTCTTTTTGTAGTGATTAAATAATCGTTATAAAAAATATCTATAAGAGCAGAAATTGTAATTGGTCTGCCATAGGGTTCACGTCTATCACTTTTTATCTTATGAACAACTGTTTTGTTATTATCTAACACAAGCCAACTGCCCGATGTTTCATTGTTCTTCCACTTTTCATATCCGTTACGAATGTCATAAGGATAACATTTAAGTTTATTTATTTTCTTTTCTTCTGTAAATTGATTAAAATAATCAAGGTCAAACGCAATTACAGGTCGATTGTTTTTGTAACCTCTTATTTTTACATAATCAACAGGTAGTGGTATCATTGCCACAGAAACATCTAAATTATTCAGTTCCATAAGCCCCGTCATTTCATAGTCAGAGACAAATTTTGTATTATCTACCCCTTGTCTCTGAATATCAAAATAATAATAACAAGCACCATCTAAACAATCTCTAAATAAAAAATCTCGTATTATTCCCTTATCATTAATATAGTCAAGGACATTTTCAACTTTTTGTTTATTATCCTTAACCTTTTTCTTGCTCTTGCCAGTTGATGTAAGAATATGAGAAAGGCTAGGCAAAGAAACTATATAGTCAACGGCGTTTGATACAATGGGATTAGTATTATATACTTTTCTGCTTAAGTCTCGAATTTGTTTGTTTTTAACTATCGGGTTAGATAATATTGATTTAATTTGCTCTGGTGTATAATTAGAAAACAAATCAAAATTTATATTGGCATATACTATATTGCTCCATTGAGAATTAAATTCATAAGATTGCTCCTTCTTCTCTGTGTCATTCATAATTTCGCCCCTTTCTACTTATAATTTTATTTAATTAATAAATGTGCCATAATCATAATCAGAGCTATCTGATAATAAATCCTGTTCAAGCAAGCAAGCAAAATGCACACCGTATGATACACTTGTGTATCTATCTTTTCGGTTATTGCCTTGCTCACTTATTACAATTATACCTGTTTGGTCTCTCTTTTCATATACAAGCTCAATACATTCTTTAACTAATTGCTGAGTTTCCAAATATGGTCGTTCATAGAATAGTTGTGTGTCTGCTGATATGGCAGTTGTATAATCAGATATTGCATTTAACATACCTTCTTGGGCTTCTTGCAAAGGAACTAAAATATCAATCATTTTATTTTCTAACGTATTTTTAAATTCCATAGCAATATCACTGTTTAATTTTTGAGAAGCAACAACAGCATATAATATTGGTAACGCACCATCTACTTTAACTCTATTTGCTATATTATCATCATTCATACATTTCCAAGCTTGATATTCTTTGTCTCGCTCTTCATCATACATAACACGAGCTAATAAATCATATACAAGAATACCACCATTTCTTGTGTCAAGAACACAATAGTCTGCTTCAAAATCTTCAAATAATTGTTTAATTCTAAGGGCTTGCTTATTACCATCCCCCCCTTGAATAGATTCAAGATAGCAAACAACTTTCCGATAACCCCGCTTTAATTCTTTTTCTCCGTTATCTCCTGTTTGATAAGTCATACTTTCAGGTAATAGTCTAATACATGAAAAAATAGAATTATCATTCTTTTTATTTGTTACGAAAGCCATATCACAAGCTATGATTCGGATTTCTCCCGTTTGTTTAGGAATGCTATAAGGATTTTTCTTATGTGACAATACATCGGACATCACTCTTGGATAAAACGGTTTTTTACATCTCATATTATCTTTAAACATTGAATATGTAAAAAAAGCAGAAGTGTTTTCTTTTACTCTTTCATTTAAAAACTCTATTCTCCATGTCAAACTGTCCTGCTTAGCTTTTTCACGTTTAAGCTGTTTTATAGTTTTAATATTATGTTTTAAGGTAATGCTTTCATCAAAAGCAAATAAGCAACCACCTTGCTCATTAAGCATATTATTTAAAGCTGTATCTGCAATATCCCACATCCAATGCCCATTATCAAACCAGCTAGAAGAAATATAAATATCTACTGGCTCATCTTGGACATCTTTCATATCTTTATAGGGTTCAATTATGGCATAAGGTGCAGGTCTAATAATCTGAAAAGGCGATAAGATACTATCATCAACTTCTTTTTCAATTTGCCTATATTCTTCTCTGAGCAAACTTGTTGATCTATGCCCGCGACCACTTTCCCCGGCGCAAACAACAGTTATTGTACTACCATTACGAAAAACAATAATTACTTCATTTTGATTATCTTTAATCGTTGCTATTTCTCTCCGTAATGTAGGGGACATATTCATTAGTTCATTTTTAATTTTCTCAGTAACTATAAGTTTGGCTTGTCCTTTTGTTCCTGAAGCCAATACTATTTTTGAATAAGGTTTAACAATACAAGTGCAACAAGCATAAACTGCTATAATAAATGATTTAGCAGCAGAACGACTGGCTATTATGGCAATAAATTGACTTATACCCATAAAATACAAAATTATTACTTGGTATAAATGCAATTTTAATCCTAAATAATCAATAGCCACTCTATGCAAATTTCTTCTAAAGAATGTTGACCATAAATATAAATTGTCAACATTTTTAGGATTACTTAAATAATGAGTACTCGGAAATTTTTTATATAAAACTTTTTGATTATCGTCAGCATATTTACTCGCCATCATTATCACCGTCCTTGACACAATATTCTTTATCACGTTCAGTTGTGCCCAAGACTAAATTTTTTAAAGGTCTCAATACAAATCTTTGGAAATATTCTCCTATACCATCAAAATCTTTATATAATTTCTTGTCTTTATAATATTCTTCTGGTGTATATTGAGAAATTACAGCAAGAGTTACACCAAGGGTTTCATCACCACTTGCATCTGTTTCTTGCACAGTTTTTAATCCTGCCTGTTTAAATGTATCACGATAAAGTTTTGTATATTTTTCAAAATCAGTACTATTGCCATCTTTAAATGCTTTAAGCTGAAGTAATTTAGTGTAACATAAATCTTTGATAAATATTTCTTGATTATTATCACAATTGGGGTTTTGTTTTTTAAGCATTTTATAATGTTCTTCGAGAGCAACAATATCCTCACTTGATACTTGTCCCCAACGTTCAAACATTACCTTTGTAATATTTGTTTGACCTTCGGCTTTCATTTCATCTATCTGGTCTACATTTTGAATGATGCCCTTGTTCATTTCTTGCAGGTATGTATCATATGTTTTCCCATTGTTTTGATTAAGATTACAATTTCTCACATAATTCTTAATTCTACTTCTATTTGCATCAATTTTTTTTGTAGAATTAAGAATTGTCTCATTGAAATACATATCCCAATGTAAACAAATACGTTTAATTGCCTCATTCTGGCTACCAAGTATTTCTGTATATTGTTCTACTAAATTTTCAAGACAATGATTGCAAATTGGCAGAAATGAATTGTTCCCTTTATATAAAGGTGATTGACTATAAGAAAAATTACCCGACTGTTTGGTGTATTTTTTACCACAAGTGCAGCATTTATAATAATCTTCAGCAACTGGTTCAACAGGTTTTATTGTTTTTAATACGGTTTCTTCCTGATGTGTAACAATACCAGATTTATTTTTAATAGGTCTGCTTCCTTTTTCATTAATTTTTCTTGGCATAATCAATTCACCTCCAATTCTTTATCTAAAATACTTTCAATGTTATTCAAATTCCAATAAGGAATACGAATAAGTTTAATACCGTTCTGTTTACAATAATTTGTTTTTATTGCATCGTTTTTTACTGTATTTTGAAATACTATATTAGCTTGTTTATCATCACATCCATTCCATGAAACTTTTTCAAAATGCCCAATCCCGTCAAATTCTATACAAATATTATAATCTGGCAAGTAGAAATCAAAAGGTAAAGGTTTTATATTTTTGCAATTTTCAAACTTATATTGTGGAATAAAAGGTATTTTATTGTTTTTTAAATAATTATTAATTATTTGTTCACCATGTGAAAAATTACAAAATGGGCAACCAGTTTTACCATTCAAAATATTATGCGGTGTTGAAAACCAAACATTTTTACAAATCTTACACTTATGTTCAATTTTAGTTTTGTTATTTATGTATTCCCCTACAACTATAATATTAGAATTAATTTTTTGTAGGTCTTTCTTATATTGCAAAGTTGTTTTCTGTATATTATTAGAACAAACGGGGCATCCAGAATGTTTTTTCTTTTCAATCAAATGTCTAGGCAATGTTTCCCACTCATATCCACAAACATTACATTTATGTCTAGATTTAATATTTAATCCATTAAAATCACCAATTATTTTTATTGTAAAATTTGTAATTGAATTTAAAACATCAATATACTCTTCTTTTGTTTTTATTTTTCTTCTTCCATTAGAACAATTAGGACATAATTTGGTTTGATATTTACTTAATAAATTGCCAGCATTAATATCCATTTCATAAGCACATTTTAAGCATTTAACCCTTATACTATTCTTCATGTTTATATATTGCCCAATTACAATTAAATTAGGATTTTTCTTTTTTAATTTTTCTACAAATTCTTCTTGTGTTACTTTTCTGCCCATATTTTCTTCTCCATTCTACACCTTCTCCTAAATCTTTTATTTAAACACAAAGAAAAGCAATGACAGGGGAGAAGATCCTATCATTGCTTTTCTTACAGTTTGCAACTCTGTAAGTCTTTGTATCATCTCTCAATCAACCTCATGCAGCCAATCAAGACATATATAAAGCCCTACCATTACAGTAAGGCTTAATTTTATTTGATTATTTTTTATTGTATTTTTAATCTTCGCTAACTTTGCTATTGAGCTTTTTCTTTGTTTCATTAATCTCATTTGTAATTGTTCCATTACTCTTTCTAAAGAAACTACCAATCAATCCCATAGTTCCACAGAATAGCGGAATAACCTCTGGTGTAAATCTATCAGTTGCAAATATCATATTCAGTCCATTTGCCACCACGCCACCTATACAAAGCGACATTATCCAGCCAATAAAATATGATATACCAAAAGCTATTACAGGAGAGAAAATTGTCACTGCTATGCTAAGGAATGATATAAATATCAGTCCTACACAACCAAGGCGGTCTATAAGATGAGTTTCCGGGTTTGTGAAGTTGAAATTATTATTGTTGTTATTGTTCATTTTTTATGTCCTCTCTCTATCATTTTACATAAATTACAATTATTTTATATCAGAGAAACCTTTACTATCCTCTTGCTTTACAATGCCATCAGCTGTAAAGTATTTTCCAAAATCATCAACCGTTGACCGATCGTAGTAGATTTTGGTCATTTCGATACTGTTCCAAGAAAAGAACTCTCTGACTACTTCACTTGGCAAATTATAATCTCCCAAAAGACTTGTACATACATAATGTCGTAAAGAGTGAAAATAAAAATCTTCTCCAACAATTTCTGAAAATTCATCAGTCCAATTATCAAGAGTTTCTCTTCTAGCGAAATCTCCATTGCATCTTCTGACAAACACCCATTCAGAATTAATACCAAGTTTTTCACGTTCTGCTTTCCAAAGGTCTAAATATTTATCTACCTTTTTCATAACATATTTGTTAATTTGCTTGCCTAGTTGTCCTCTGCCCTTTGCTCTAATTTTATCAGTTTTATACAAACAATCAAATACTAAATGGTCATCATTAAAATATTCCATCTTCATTTGCAAAATTTCAGCTTTTCTCATGCCCGAATATGCTGCTATTGCAACCGCACAAGCTTTTTCATATTCCTTACGTTCAACAAGAGTATCCATCAAAAGTTCAACTTGTTCATCAGAAAAGATAGTCTTTTCTCTAACTGCTTCATTCACGGGGGACTCAATCTTTTTTATTATAGGTCTGAAATTCTCATATCCCTCTTCATCATCAAGAATATTCTCAATGAATAAACTCATTGAGCTAAGAGTTGATTTTACACGTCTCACACGACGAGGAGACCAATGCCATTCATTTATAGCATAATTCTGAAATTTTGCTATTTCTCGTTTTGTTAATTTTACAAAATCTTTGTTATTGTTAAAGTCAATATTCCATACAAAAAATATATGTAAATCACTCTTGTATGACCTTAAAGTTTGAGGCGCACGGTCAATAGAGGCAAGATACTCTAGAAATTCATTTATAAGCCAAGTATTATTTTCGTTAATTTCTGCTATCTTTTCCTCAGTTGTTATATGATTGTAGACAGTTGTTCTTGCCACTATGTCACTCCCTTTATTTATATTTTATAGAGCAAACTAAACTGTGAGCCGTTATATCCATTTATGTATAACGGGTTTATAATTTTAATTTTTAATCTTCCACGCCAAATTCATTTCTTAATCTTTCCACTAGAGCAATCTGACCCTTGCCAGTAATTAAAGTCTTAGGGAAAGTCTTATCCTTTGATAATAAACAACTCACTTAAAACAATTGCAATTGCTTCATCAATAGAATATTCATCTGTCACCCTTATAAATTTACAATTTAATTTTTCCTTAATATTTTCTTCACGTAATTCTTGCTTTTCATATGTATAGTATTTATGATTATTTTCATCATACTCAATTGCAATATTATAATCTAGTAAATAAATATCTATTCTATATTTCAACACTTGATATTGAAAAGCATATCTAATTTTAAATTTGTCAAATATGGCAGCCAATTGATTTCTAAACTTAATTTCTTTATTTTGCACAAAAGATATGATATTATTGTGATTGTCATCAAAATAATTGTTTATAATTATATTATAAATTTTTTCGTTTTTATTTCTTATTAAATTATAATATTTTAGATATCCATTTTTGGACAAAACATAACAATGCCTTTGTCTATTATTAGTTATTAATTTATATTTCTTCGCAAGGTTTAAGGAGTCGTCATTAGCCATCAAATCAATAATATCGACTCCAGTTTCAAACTCATCAATATTATTGCTTATCATTTCATTGATTTTATCAATTCTTGCACTGTGTATTTCAGCCACAGTATTAACCAAAATACATTTCTTGTTTTCTCCAAAACCACCCTCAACAATAGGGATTTCTATTCCCATAAAGTTTTGAGTTCCTTTAACAATAATCTCATTTTCCATAATTTTAATCCTTTCTTCACACTGAGTAGTGAACACTCAATATTTATCTTTGTTATTTGCCGATAACATTTTTTATTGTTATCTAATGTGGAATGACTACGGCAATAGCCATTCCGAAAAGGAATTAAAAATGAAAAATAAAATCATTTTTTGAGATGAATAATCACCCCACATTAAATAACAACTTATAAATATTTATAAAATAAAAGTCATTGCATACAAAACAAAACAGATAATCCATAAATTATCCATGTTGAACATCTGCAATATGTTTTTGAACAGATATTTTAATAAAAATACCAGAATCTCTTTCTACACATGGTAGATGAGCTATCAGAATAAATCTGACCTCGACTAGCAAGTAATCCTTTTAAGGACTTGGAGCTGATAGTAGGAATCGAACCCACAACATTCTGAGTACAAAACAGAAACTCTACCAATTGAGCTATATCAGCTTATCAACTATACCCTTTAAGGTATAAATAATCATATTTATCTAAAAATCATACCCGATAAGGTATAATCAATATAACAAATAAGCACCGCCCTATACCCATAGAACGGCACTCATCTGTTACGGAGGATGCGAAAGGAGTTTTATGCAAAATTAGCAATTTATGAATTTCACACGCCCAGCACAAACGTGTGCCGAGTTGTTTTTATTGGGGCTACAACATCGGAAACCATACCCATTATCGGTGGGACACCATGAAATTTGCACTCACACCTAAAAGGTCTACTGCAAGAACGCCCCATATAAAAGGTTTTATCATATCATCTGGATACCCATAAACCAAACCCACCCGCAACACATTATAAATGTGGCTATTTTGCTGATATGTACGCTAATAACATAAAAGTTGGAATATTATTTATAGACGTAACCATAAACGTCTTCCCCATTTCGTTCATTAAGGCTGGTTAACTTCCTGTAAGGCTGTGATATAGTCAGACAGCACTATTGCACTGCCTGACCCCACATCTATCAATTATCTGTACAGACAAGAGATATTCTTAATTTTATAGATTTTACTCTAATCTATTTTTATTTTAACACCTAGTATCAAAAATGTGCATTTCCTTAAATGTGGTCAAATGTGCAAAAATATCATTATCACATTCAACATCAACATAAGAGATATCACATTCAGTATCAAAATAAACTTTCTTATCTCTGTTCACCATAGGCTCAATGAAAACATCAGTAACACCATCAATATCTACAAACGATATTACATAATCACACCAGTCCTCATCGTCTATATCAATTTCGATAAACTTATACTTGTCACCTATACAATTAGTAACACATATCTTCAGAAAATCTATTACCTTTGTGCGAGGTACAATAATCGAAGTATCATTCTTACTGTTACTCAATGCCTCGGTAAACACATCATGTTCAGTCATCTTTTCTGCGAGCATAAAATTCTCCTTATGTACTTCATCTTGTTTCTTTTTTAATTTTGTTTTATGTTCTTATATATAAAATTCTTATACTCAGATTACTTGGCAGGCTTATGCTTCTTGGGGTCATAAGTCTCAGCAACGGAATCCTTCAGAGAGCCACTAAACTTAAACGCCGGAACAAGTGTGTCTGCGGTCTTCCACTTCTCACCATTGAAAGCAGAAACACCCTCACGACCTGCCTGAAAACGAGTGCTAAATGTACCAAGACCATCAATTCTGATAGTATCACCAGAAGTAAGAACCTCTGCAATAGCAGAAGTTACAGCGTCAAGCATATCACCACACACTCTCTTAGAATACTCCTCGCCAGTTACCTCGTTTACCTTAGTCTGAATAACATCAATAAAATTCTTCTTTACCATAATAATTTACCTCTTTCTTTGTTTTCTTTTGTTGTTGTTTTTATTAGAGTTCTAATTTAACACAATAAGATTTGTCTTTTCTCTTATTGTATTGCCTTGACTATCCTGACACAAATATATAAAGCCTTCCTTTTAACTGTTATATAATTGTCCATCAGAATAATTATTTGCTTTTGTATCACAAAAAGCACCTTGTTCATAAATAGTGGTATTACCTACACTATACATACCACTGCGATGTGTATGAGCTAAAACAAGAGTTTTGAAATTATAACCCTCATTTCTAAACCAAAGCATTGCCTTTTCAGCAGTCTTTAATATCCCTGATGAGAACGCCTTTGGGTGCGCAAATATACAATCACCAATCTGATTAAACCAATTTCCTGTATATTCAATTTCAACATCGTCAAAAACTTCCACTAAAGGTTTATATTCTACCTTGGTTCTTTCACGCTTATTATAATGCTTAAAACCATCTACACAAATTAACTCCAATGCTGTCTGTGGCATTAGTTCAAGAATATCAGTATCAAGATTTTTAGCAAAATAATTTTGGAATCTGATTTCATGATTGCCAAAGTTGATTACAACTTTTTTAGGCTTTATATATTCAATTAAATTAATAATATATTGACGAGTTTCAATAATTTCTTCCATAGGGGACTTTCGATAGACCTTAGGGAAACTTGAAATACCTTGACAATCACCAATATCTCCATTCAGATGAAGAATATCAACCTTGTTTTTATACTTCTCTAACGTATCAATAGTAAGCTGATAAGGAACGTGACAATCAGAGATACATAATATTCTAGTTGCAATGCCAACGTTGTCTAAATTACGTTGGTATTCAATACCCTTTCTCATACAAGCATAATGCTTTCTCCATGCCGATTCTGATTTTTGAATATCGCTTTCCTGATTAAGTAAAAGTGAAATGTCTCTACTAGTTAGGTCATATTCAATTTTATTCTCATATAATCTTAAAGCATATGTATCAAAATCTTCCCCATCCAGTCTCTTGTACTTTGTCATGCACACCGACCTTTAGTCGTCTTCCTCAGCAGGAATATCATCATCAATGCTGATAGTAAGGCTAACACCCTCCTGCCCTATAAACTCATCAATAACCTTATTGAGATTATAAGTCTTAGTTTCGTCCTTGCCAATTTCAGTAATCATAAGCTCACTTCCCTCACGAGAAATAAGACCCTTTGAAAAACTTACCTTTTTAACTGTCTTAGCCATAATAATTTGTCCTTTCTATGTACTTTCTTCATGATAATGCTGAATAGCTATTGCTAAATCAGTTTGTAATTTCTCAGTATCTTCAAAGACAAAGATTGTTTTATCTTTATCTTCTTTACGAGGTTTTATATCTACTATCACGTTCCCCATTTTTAGTAATCGTCTTGCTACATAGGGCGTGAATATACACTTTGTCTTTATATAAGAATCACCTTCTCTTGTTCTTTTTTGAATTACATTTAATTTTCAAATAATTCCGCAAACATTTTACTCGTTTCACTTCTAACGTCTTCACCGAGATAAATGCAAGCAAATTTGGGTTTGCCCTTAAATGCATTACACATTTTTACTAAAGGATTTCCTTGCGAATGATTTATAACAGACTGCTTATAATCTCCAGCAAAATAAATCTTGCTATTTTCGCCTAATCTAGTTCCAACAAGCCTTATCTGCTTTTCTGTTAAATCCTCTGCTTCATCACAAAGAATAATTGTTGAATTATACGTTGTGCCTTTCATATAATAAGGAACATTAACATCTAATGTACCAGCCATTCTAAGCCTATCAAGTTCAAACTCTCCACCATTTAACGATTGTGCTAAAGGAGAGAAGAAGTTGCCAATCTTATCATTCAAATCGCCGGGCAAATACCCAACACTCATACCTTCACCAAGTGTTTCTCTAACGCCGAGTATCTTTGACTGATTACCTTTCTCTTGTACATTATATAAAGCCATCTGCATAGCAAGGAACGTTTTACCGCTTCCATAACCACCTAGAATAGCAACGATTGTAATATCAGGATTAAGTAAAATGTCTAATGCGCATCTCTGTAATGAATTTTTAGCCTTGATAAATTTAGATGAAGGGAGTTTGAGATTTACAAACTTTTCACCATCAAAACGCATTTCTTTCGAAGTATTATCATCTGTATTCTCTATAATAAGATATTCATTTACTACCCAATCAGATAAATCTATTTTATTCATCAATGAGTTTATCGTATCAGTATTTCCTCTAATGGCGCGGTATCCTTGATAAATTTCTCCAGTTTTATCGTTTTCATTTTTCTCAACTGTCAGCCCAAAATAATTTTCAGCAATCAATCCACAAAGATAGTCATTCGTAACGAATACCACAGAATTTTCATTTTCAAGATTTGCTCTTTTTGCAGTAGCGATAATCAGATTATCATTATTACACTCTAACTTCATTTTCGAAAGCATATTATAATCATCTTCTGTAACTACCACTACTTCTGGTTTGTCTCGCATTATTGCTTTAACAGCCTGTCGAGCCTTATATTGAATTTCATCAGATTTATTACGATTACTTTTAATTGATTCAAGTTCTTCAATCGTCTTGAAACTAATAATTACATTTGTAAGGTCTGCATTATTTTCAAGAATTGCATTTGTGTCTAAGAATTTCTTACCCATAGCCGCCTCACAGAATTTCATCAACTAAGCCCTTTTCAAGCATTGTATCGGAATCCATATACCACTCATAACGTTCCATAGCGTTATATTCTTCTTCCGTAATATTAGAATGAGAAAGAGTATAATTTTTGAGTTTCTGTTCAAATTTCTGATTAAAATGAAATTGGTCTTTTACCGATGACAAATTGCCCTCCAGATAAGTGCTACCAGCGTGTAAAAGTGCCGTACTATGCTTATAACAAACTTTTTTAACATTGGGATTATTATATCCTGCCATGAGGATAATCCCCCCCATAGAATAAGCATAAGTCTGTACAACAATAGTGGTCTTTGTTTTAAGATTATCAATTATATCGCAAAGCGTAATACCATCGAAAAGCGACCCGCCTACAGTAGACAGTCTAATGGTAATAGGTTCATCTGTGCCATCATTATCCATTTCAATAAGTGGTAACATTGCATGTTCTACAATATCAGAATCAATCTGGTCATTAATGATAATTGTGCGATTTTTTAAATTCTTATAATATTGATATGTAGCAGGAGTTAATTCGGTAGGTGATGAAAGAATTTCATCAAGATTAGTTTCGTAATCTTTATTTATATTCATAAATAATAAAATTTCCTTTAATTTTGTTACAGCCACCAGACTGCCCTATGTAAATAACATAGGATATTTATTGTTTGTGTTATCTCTTATATATGAGATTACTCATTTCTAAGTTTCTTAATAGCATTAAGAACTCTAGGCTCTTCCACCGCATAATATTTACCACGGTTTCCTGCTTTTTGTCTTACCGTTTTTTTAAGTTCTATCCCCGGTATAAGCTTACGTAATTCCTTTGCTTCTTCTTTTGAAACACAGACCATTTTTTTGATGTCCTTTCTCGGTTTAAAATAAGAGTAATATCTAATTCAGATTTACTAAACCATAATTAGATAAATAATAGAAAAATAACCATTGACAAATATCCACATTAGCGATATAGTATATAATGGGATATTGTAGGTTATTCCCCCTTAAAGTCTAGATTTTTTAACAAAAAGACAAAATAAAATGTCCACAAAACCGCATAAATGCAAGGTTTGTGGACATTTTACAAACAAAAATCAAAAGTGGAATTTACCTAGTCTTTCTATTTCTATCCCATTGCTTACGATATTCTCTTTGACAATTATCACATCTAATTTTTTTCATGTTTCTAATATCTACGTCAAATTCTTCGCCACAATCACAACATTTTACGACCTTCTTATGATTTTTCTTCAATCTTTCCTTTCTCTCAATCTCTTGACAAAGACATTCATCACACACAGTCTGATTTCTTTGTTTAACATAAAACCTAGTCTTACATCTCTCACATTGAATATAATTCTCATCAATATTTCTACAAAGGTTGTTATAAACAATATCCCCATACAAAGTCCAAAAAGCTCTCTTATTAATGCTCTTGCTAATACCAAATAATTGTTTAACCAACACATCACATATGTATTTTTCGTCATACCCCAAAGAAATTAATTCATTTCTTATGTCCGTAAGCAACGAATCATAATTGCCGTCTTTATCGTATGATGTTATATTTTGCTTTAATTTTCGTACTAACTCCCTATATTTTAATACTATTTCATCATTTATTTCTGTATCAGGATTAGACATAAGTAATTGATAATTAAACTTTCCAATATTATCAGCAGTAAAATTAAATTTTAGATTCTTCTTTGGGAACAAATTAATGATACGATTAACCGGGGAATTGTTTCTTTCCTCAACCTGTCCTTGTTCTTTGTCTTTAGCATACATAAAAAACGCTGGTAATTTCTTTTTCGTATATTTCTTTATTATTTTATCAACGTTATCAGGGCGTTTAGATTTATAAAGTGTTTTGGCATAATCAATAGTCTGATTATTCTCAAGGCAAAGCCATTTGATGCAATTTAGTGCTTCTTCTCGACTATTGCCATCTCCCAATGCACCACTATTTTTTATCTTTGATATGTCATTACTATATATACCAATATTACCACCCGTGTATGCAAGAGAAAGACCTTTATACAAATTCTCAGGAGTAATCAATTCACATTTAGCCTTTTTCATATCATAAAACAAAGGAACTATCCCATTCATATTACGTTTGGCTACGGATATTAAAGTATTGTCCTGAATAACTAACGCCTTATCCCCATCAACGTCAAACATCAAAATTTTTGAAATGATATCATGGCAACTTGTATATATAGCCTTTGTAGTAAACCATTTATCAGTTTTATCCGAGGTGTAATTATTTCTAATTGCGTGTTCCATGTAAAGATGTGGGCTTCTAAGGCAATCAATTTCTTTATTATATTCAAACAAATTACAATGAACATTATCTCCACTTAGCAATCCCTTAGGGTATTCTTCGTGCGAAAACAACCACTCACAAAAAGCATATAAATCGGGCAACAAAAACGTATAGTAACCATTCACCTTGAATTTAGCAGACCACAATTCTTTTTCCAAACTGTTTTTTAAATCTCGCAAAGATTGTCTTGTATAAGTGTCATTTAATAATTCTGGATATTTAATTAAACATCTTTGGAAAGCATTCTTGTACGAATTGTTTTCTATCGCTCCGAAAGCCTCTAACATTGTTTGAGGATTCTCCGCAATATCTGTTATAAAATCATTGCTCTCTTTGCATAATTCCTTTAATTCATCATCTGTTATATCCAAAAGTGACTGTATCATTTGATAATTAATTGTTGCCTGTGGGAAATCCTCCTCGATATTACAAACGCCAGCCTGACAATTAAACTTTACAAAATTATCTTTGTATTGCCCCCAATTATCAAAATACTTCCACATTTTAAATTGACTTTTTGTAAAAATAATTTGGATATCTTCTTTTATAATATCATGCTTTATCCCATATATATCTGTTACAATAGGAGAACAACTATTCTCTTTTATAAACTGAACAAAATCAAATACTCCCAATAACCCCTTGACCCACGGTAGACGTGCCATAAAATTTTTCTCACTCACCGTTGGTAACATTATACCGCAACCATCCATATGGGGTATCGGAACACCCATAGTTTTTCTTGTAATTTCATAAGTTATATCATCAATATAATCTACCTCACAAGGAACGCTATTCTCAAAATCATCTACCACTATAGTTTTTGAAATATCAAAATCTGTCCACTGGTCTGTTGCTGAATTGCACAAAGCAAGATACGCAAGATACTTATTTATATTCATTCCACCAAGGTTATTGATGTGTTCTATTGATAACCCACAAGTAAGAGTATTCCAATGTTTAGTTAATAAATCTTCCCTAACACATACCATTTTTTTTGTCCGTATCTGCCCAGCTGAAGAACTAAAAAACACATATTTATGTTCATTCATCATAAATCCATTTTTTATGATATTCTCAGCAATTTCAAAGAAAAATACTTTAATAATTACTATTTCAGTATTAAACTCACGTTCTTTAAGTCCAAAGCATCTCGTAAGAGTACTGTCAAAAATAGAAACTCTTTTCTTAGGGGCAGGAATAACTTTAGAGACGTTTATATCTGATTTATCTTTTATTGTTATATATAGTTTATCAGGACGAGCTGTCCTAATAATATCCTTATTCTTTTCAAATACTTTGGTAAGTTGAGTTTTATAGTCAGTTATTTCACTTGTATATTTTTTATGCCACTTATTGTACTTAACTATTTGTTTTTCTGAAAATGGTTTCTTATTTTTAGACGCTCCTTTTTTTAATTGCCTTTCAATATGAGACTTTACAACACGTCTTTTTATAATCTTTTTGTCTATTTCACTTTCTTCATCGGTATAAAAACAAGCTGTGTCAAGACCATAAACATAATATAATTTATTAAGAGCCATTTTTATTAATCTCCTCAAATCATTGCTTTAAAAATCTATTTACGTTCTCCCATTTTAAATCGAAATATTCTTTTGCTATTTCAGGAAAATCGGTTTCAATCTGTTCAAGATTTCTTATATCGGCACATTTAATTTTAGTTCTAACTTGATTGGTTTCAGCAAATTCTCTTATAGACTTCTTCTTGAAAAAAGACGGTTGATTACACCATCTTGATATTGTAGTATAAATACCTCGATATGGACTAATTTCGTAATCTTTATACCTCATTATGTATGGCAAACATCCATATTCCATAAGAATTTTTATTCTTTTGAATAAATCCTCTATATCCTTACGATAAAAGGTTTCGTCATAATGATTTGGATTGTCGTGATTGAAAGCGCAAAATGTATAAAATTTGATTACTTGATTTGTATGTCTTCGTATCATTTCGAGGCGATTAATTATAAGGTCTTTGTCTTTAATATTATCAAAAGTGAAAATCCTATCGCCAATCCATTTGCATTTAAACAATACTTCGCACTTCTCATCGGTAAGCAAACGCTCGTCTACTCCTTGCTTGAATTGAAATCTTTTGCCTGTCTTTGATAACTCATTAAATACATCTCTCCATTTAGGACAAGCAAGAATGTTATCGTCAAGCAAACAAATATAAGGTCTGCTTTCATCTACAAATTCAGATAATGGACTATGCAATTCGCATCTCTTATAGTTTTTATTTACACAGAAAGAACATTGTCTAATGCAACCTCTTGTAGTAAAACCAATAGACCAATCTGTATAGTATGTAAGGTCTTTAAGTTTTGTCCCCTTGCTAATCTGTTGGCTTACCCAATCGTCATATAAATGATAATCAGGCATTATATGTTCAATATTTTCTTTAAGTCTTGGAGATTTATCATAGTAAAATCCTGTGCCACCATATTGAACATTTGGTAGATTAAGAATAGGATTATCCTTATAGAAATCAGCAATGTGTTTCTCGGTCTTCATAGACTTATCTTCTGGTTCAAATGGTATTTCCGTGTCCATAAAGACCTTAGAAATAGTGACTTTATCATATGTATCAAGATTCTCATAGTCCAATTTAAGTTCAACATTCCAACCAAGCTGTTTGTAATATGATGACAACTTCATACACACAAGATTTGGAAATCTATGCTTAGTTCTACCTATGAGGTCTGTATCTATAATTGCAAGTTTAATATTATCAACTCCTAATATTTGTCATATATTTTTGTTACTCTGTATCAGTTCCCACAAATCCTCTAAACTTTCCAATGCATCCGATGCAGAAGAATCTCCATTCTTATTCACATATTCCAGCCCATTTTCTACCCAATCATTCTCATATACATACCAATAAATCCATTCTTCTTTATCATCAACAATATCAGCAATTACGCCGATAATCTCACCAAGGGAGGTTATTTCTACTAATTTATCACTACAAGAGCCAAACAAATCATAAAACCCATCCCAAAACCTTTCTATTTCTCGATATTTCTTCTTGATAACCGTCATTAGTTTAATAAATTGTTCTTTGGTCATATTTACCTCATTTTAATAAACTTTTAATGTCCAATCCATCAATATCTTCATATATCAATTTCTGAAGCATACAATATCCTACCCCGGCCGGTACTTTTTGTTTTGTTGCATACATTTTTCTATATACATTTAACTTACCATCATTCCTAAAAATATTTCCATTTATGAAATCATCACCCCTCATATAATAATGAACAATATTATCTTCATTAATTATCAAAACATAATTACCATACGGCTTTTCTCCTGTCACTTTCAAATGATAATCATAATAATCATTATAATTCGTCCAGTTTTCATATAGCAATTTATATTTCTTGTTAGGCACAAACTCTTTACAAATATGCTGATTATAATCAGTGTGATGCCCAGAAAAAATACTTGGTGCAAATCTAATTATATTATGATCTATACGTTTACATTTTGAAATAAATCCTTCGGGTGTTTTACCAATTGGGAAATCACAAAATTCGCAATGTTCACACCTTATATTATTTTCATACAAGGCATCTATTATCTCCTCTTTAGTATATTGAGGTATCAATATACCCCTCCTCTACTTAAATATTCTCATAAACATTTTCTTGCAAATATCTATTCAATTCACTCTTGTACATATCCTTGTCACAATAATTGTCAGTTGTATAATCGCCTCGATACCAAGCTATCTGACTATCCAAATAAAAATGTTCTCTACCAACAGAAATATCATTATTCTTTGCAAAAACACCAAAATCCCAAAAGTTTTCAACATCTCCAATATCCATTATGTATATACTCACCTCTTTTCTAAAATCAAAAATTTGATGAAATTTTCTATATTCAATTCAATGAAAATTTATACCAATCATCAAAGTAATGAACTTATACTATCTCTGGCAGTTATATTGAAATTTTCTTTATTGGGCTTTCAAAATTCATTCAATTTTTGATTATTATATTTTATTGTATTAATGCCCATGCAACATCTTCAACATTTCTATGATTTCTTATAGAATTAATAATCAATTCATCTGATACTAATGATAATATTTCTTTGTATGGCATTTTCAGTGCAAGAAGCTCCATATAAAGAAAACTTCTGTATTCTTCTATTCTTTCTTTTTCTTGCAATTCCTTAATATCATTTTCATTATTAGCCATTGTTTTCATCATCTGTCACCTCATTATTGCCTTTCTTTTCTCTCATCAATTTCATTCTTTCAGCCATAGCTTGCTTCTGCTCATCAGACATAGTTCTTTTTGCATTAGGATTGCGAATACTTATAGCTGTTGCAGGCGCACGGAATGTAGCACCCTGCCAACTACCGTCAGTATGCCTTGTCTCCGAAGTCTGTTCCCACCCTTGCTTAATACACTTGTTAGCATATTTCTGGATAGTTGTATCTACTTCTGCCCAAAGTTTACCATTCTCATCAGCAGAAATGTTGATAAGAACCTCACGCTCTTCCGGAGTAAGTTTTACAAGTGTTATAATTGTTTTCATGTTTGTTTATCCTTTCGTGATATAAAAATCTTATGTATTTTATTGAACATAATTGTACAATTCTTTTACAATAATCCCAATGTTTTTTATATCAGAATTGTCATCTGGCACTCGAATGAATTTACACCCTAATTTATTTTTTATATATTCTTCTCGCATTCTTTCTTTTTCTCTATCATAATTTTTATGACCATTTTCATCATATTCTATAGCAATTTTCAAATCAGGGATATAATAATCTATTCTATATTTATCATCTACTTTATATTGTGCTATGCCTTTTAAATTAAATACCGACAAAAATTCTTCCAAATCATTCACAAAAGAAAGTTCTTTTCTTTCTGTAATTACAACAAACTCCTTGTCGCCTATTTTGTTATTGATTGTTTCTAATAATTTTTCTTTTAATTCCTTTGGTGCGTGTGAATATTGAATTATAAGTAATACCCCTTGTAAACTATAAAATATTCTTTTTTGAATATTCCCTCTATCTTTAATTTCAAAATTTGATTCTCGACTTATTTCACTCTTTATCAAACAACTAAATTTGTCTAACCTCTCTCGATGCCTTTGATGCATCTTCTTGATAGCTTCACTTGGATTGTTATACCCTAACGCTCTACCAATTTGTTCCCTAGTCAGGAAATACTCATCATTGATATCAACCCAAAAATCACACGGTGCTACATCTTCAAAATTCTCGGTAGTAATAAGCTTCAAATTATTCATACTCATTTTTGCTTTAGTCCTTTTATAATAAATCCTCAACAGTATAATTCAATAATAATCATAAATTATCTAATACTTCATCAAACTCTTTATCTAATTCTTTATTGTCATCCTTTCTCTTCTTAGGATTTACCTCTAATGGCTTAAAGTGAATATTTAGTAGATAATCAGCTAACGCTCTCTGTATCTCCACATAATTAGACCTATACAAGAAAGGCTTTTCTTCATCAACCTCTATTAAAAATTTATCAGTATCATTCATCTGCTCTGCTTCCATTGCCTGTTCTCTGTCTAGTCTATCACCCTCGCTTTCTAAGAATTTATTCCAATTATCTTCATATTTCTTTTCAGCTTGAATATTAAGACATTTTATTATTTCTGCATTCAATTGTGTTTTTCTATCCTCAGTAGATAGCTGTCGTATTTCTTCTGCCTTCAGGGGTATCTGTTTAGCAATATTATCAATATACACCACTCTAAGCTGTGGATAACATCTATCCCAACCATATTCGTTCTTTATATAATCATTAAACTTTTCAAAGAACTCATCACTCTTATAGCATAACATCACTTCCATTGTATTATTGAAGCCCATCTCTTTAATAATGTGGCTCTTAGCTTCAAGTATCAACTTATCCTCATAAGCATTAGACTCTCTAAATTCAAGATTATTTGTATCTGGGTCAGGTCTAGCAATAATATTTACTTTCTTATAGTCTATAAGACATCGATTCTTCATACTTCTAAGAGCAGAATATAATATCTTGTTCAATTTCTGCTCTGCCCGAAAATAAAAATTATTCACATCAAAACTAGACACCATAGGGAAGTCAGAGAAAACAAATTCATCTTCATTGTTCATTATTGTTTGTCTGATTACCTCATTTCCTCTTTTTGTTCCTAATTTATTTCTTATATCATACCTATCATTAGTCATACCGAGGATACGATACATTTCCTTATTCCCAACAGTTACTTTATAATCTTGCTGTCTGGACAAGAACTCTAGCAAAAGAAGCTCTATATACTTTACATACAACCCCTCTCTACGCTTACGAGCATCATCAGTAGTAAAAGGCTCATCATATATCTCATCAATTACATAATGTTGACCATCTCTATGAAAATCAAAATATCTCTTCCAACGATTTATCTGAGCTTTTTTAGAGTCACCTGCTGAAATCTCTTCATCCAACAAATCGCACATAACTTTATAATTTTTTACTACGTTAAAATACTCTCCTCTTTCATGATTATTATCTTCAATATATGCTTGAAGTTTGCTAATATCCAAATTGTTTTCATTATAATTTTTGTATTTAATTTTCTCCATAATAAAAAATTTCTCCTTTTCAAATTTGAATAAACCCGTGAGATTGTAACCAAGAATAACTTAAATCATAATATAAAACTTAGTATAAAAATTTGAATGATTTTAAAGAAGAATAGAGTATTATTATTTATTACTTCAATATCATTCAAATTTTATTTTACTTCAATCAAATATATCATCTCCTTATTTATCTAATTAAAAATGATATTTTTAATACTTATCAAAATTTATACATCTTATCGCTTTTTTCTTTTTGCTACTTTTTCTTTTTTGGCGATAAGTCGTAACCCTCCAAATTTGCGGAACGTAGTGACAGCAAATTTGGTTAGGGTTACGAGTTTGTCATCAAAAAAGAAAAAGTAGATTTTTAATAGAATATTTATCTTTAGATTATCTTATCTCAATTCCTAAATATCATCACTTCCTACCATTTTTAATATTGTCTAAAGAATTTACTATATTGATTATAACATATTAATTTTCTTTTGTCAAGTCATTATTCTGATGATTAGAGTTATGTATGAATATTTTGATTTTTAATGTAAAATACCACTGTGAGTGATTAGTTTAGGATTATAAAAAGGTTTACCTATTGCAACAGTAATTTCAACTGAATATATTATATCTATAAAATTTGAATTATATTATTGCAAAAGTTTTTATTTGTTATTTTTGGAAATTAAATTTTTTCTTTGAGAAATATTAAAAATATTGAAATTTTATTATTCTTCGGTTATAAAGATTTTATTGGATATGATTTTGTCTTGTTTGCCCTAGTCTGAGCGAGGACAAATGATTGTGTCTAATTGGAGATAGTTTAAGGCAAGACATTGTAATTTTGTATTAGATTTTAATAATTTTTTGTGGGTTCGAGATTGAGACTAGATTATTAGGACTTAGATATGGTTGGGAAATGATTGAATTGGAGCTAATTGAAAATAAATCAAAAGGCAAAAATAGAATATAATATTGAAATTGATATTGATTAAGTTGGCTATTGATTAGGTTTAAGGGATTGAATTCTGATAAGTAATAATAATTTATTTTAGCATGGATTTTGTATGATTTTGTATGATTTTGATATAATATAAATAATTTTGAATAGTTTTGAGTTTGAACTTAATAAGATGGGTATTGACCGAAGTGAGAAATCGAACATAGAAAAATTGATAAGATTGGAGTTGAAATCGAATTTAAGGTTGGGAGGATGGGTGTCGGTTTCGGTTTTACCTTGTGTGAGTGGAGTGAAACTACTACCTGCCCGGCACCGTTCTGGAAGTTGCTTCCAAATGTAAACCTACCCCTCCTATAGGTATTATAGATATTACTGCCTATGTTGTAATTGTCCAAAAAGCAACATAGAAAATTATCTGTAAGCAGTCAAAAATAACCCGAAATCAGACTATTAAAAACAGATTGCCGGGAACGTCCAGGGAATGGAGTTAAAAGCTAAATTTAATTAGCATTATAAACATTTTAGCACTGTTGTATTATAGACGTTATTCAATTAGTGCTTTTATCTAGTGTATTACTATATATAATACAGTTCGCCCTTCTACTTAAATTTGATAGTTGATATCAAATTGATATCATTTTGATTTACTTAATTTTTCCCTATTTATAACTTAATAAAACAATATCCATATCTTAAATCATTTCACAATATTACTTTACTAATTCACACATTTACTTAATTGTAATCTGTTTTTTTACTTAATAACCACTTATTATTCACTTAATAAAATTAATAAAAACCTCAGTCCTTCATCTTCAGCAACCCCTTTTCCCGTTAATTTCAACAAAAATTCACCGTTCCATTTGTGCACAATTTCACTCTATATTGCTTTACTCACCAAATTATTCTTCACTAATCACCACAACATATTGTACCTAAATTTAATTTGTACTACTAAACCATGCTACAAATTGTACCGCCTAAAATCGCAATTTAACGCTCTACCTATATACTTATACCCCTTTTAAAAACGTCGCTTATAACGCCTCCTAGCACCCTTATTTGCGATATCTTCAGCAGTCTGAAACCACTAATCAAATTGCACAATTCACCTATGCAGCAGTTAAATAATTTTGTACATTTTAGCTATTGACATTGCAGTCCAATCTATTGTAGAATTACGTTCCAGAATGTACACATAAATTCAAGCTATGTACATTTTAACTACTTAATCAATATTCCTTTATGCATAAAATCATTTATCTACTTAATAATTAATATTCTTATTTATCCAGACTGCAAGCAGACAAATTTATTTATGTTTATTTTGCATATTGTCTATATCAAAAACGCATATCAACCGAATATCTGCGACACGTTCCATTATTCCAGATTAAAGATTAATATCACTTGTAAGCAGTCCCGATTTACTGCTGTTCCCTATCCTATTATCGTATATCGTATATAAGCCCTTTTACAAGCCCTACAACACGTCTACACTCCAAAAAGGTATAACTATACTACCAACGCACAAAAAACGCCGTACAACGCATTTTAAGCGCATTACAAGCGATATCTATTATTTATCTGCTGTATCATCTTGTATGTCTGATATAGTATCCGCTCCAGATTGATTTAGCTTTATACTCCCTGAAATATCTATATTATTGTTTATGCAGTAATTTATACAGTTTGTAATCATTTTAGATATAGATATACCACATTTAGTAGCATATTCTTTACAAAAATCTACATATTGTATTCTATTATAACTTGCAAGAGTTCCATAATTAGCAGATTTATATTTTTTATCTGCTTTTTTTTGCGCTTCAGATCTCAATTCTAGCCCTCCATGTACAATATATTGTATTTATTATCTTTATTATCACCTATATATTGTATGATTTATATGTATTAGTCAATTTACACAAAATCATATAGTATAAAGGTGATATATTTGTGTATAATACCACTAGAAAATATCACCTAAAGGTGATATAATAAGACCATAGCAAGGGAACAGCAAAACAAAATAAATTCCTTGCAGGGGGGTGAACAAAATGGTTGAAATGCTTATCTATCTAATGACGCTTGCAAGCGTCGGAAGTGTTGCCGTCCTTGAAATCATCAAGCAGATTAAAGGCAAGGACGACAACGATAAGCACGACAAGCGGTAAATAATTACATATCGCTTGAAACGAAATGGGGTGATAAATGGGCGGTAGCCGCCGCCCACAACCCTATTAAATAATACCACAAAATCAACCAAAAGTCAAGTAGACAGAAAGGAAAGCAAAAAATGACATATCTTTATGAAATAAAAAATATAAAGACAAGAGAAATTTCTTGCATAGAGGTTTTCGCGCCTCTTGAAATCGGTGTAATAATCGGCTGGGGCGTAAATCCAGACGGTAGCGAAGCAGAATGGAAAGTAACATCAAGGATATAATCATCAGTCGCCCGGCGGACTCAATCAGCCGGGACACATCAGGCGACAAAGTGCATAAACTTTAAAGCCTGCACCCAAATCAAGAAAAGCAGAGCACAAACAGACATACCGACATCAAGGAGGATAAAATCATGTTAAAAACTAATTCTAAAAAGGCATCCGAAAACATCCGCGCTTACATCATCGCTAATTTCGATCCGTCTAGTTATGACGAATACAAGGAACTTAACAATACTACAGATTTTTCTGTAGTTGCTGAAACAGTCTACAAAGTCTTCCGTGCTGAAGGCTATAACAAAATACAAAACAATGCTACGGAACTTGAAGCATTTACAGATTATATGCAGGGACTGCCAACAATTTTTAACGATGATTATTATTACAACGTCAGTGCCGTTGACCTGCTTGCAACGTTGCTTGAAGAGACAGACAACGAAAAAGCAAAATATAACGAACGTGAAGCCGAAGCTTTTTTAACACGGCTGATTTATCGTGAAATTAAAAAGGCTATAGACTGAATTTCCCCGCCGGTTTTTGTGGTTATTTAGGCGAAAAACAAAACCACCACCAACGGCGACAGCCGTAAACACTTAACAAAAACAAAACAGGATGGAGATTGAAGCCATGAAATCAACAGATTTTTTTACAGCTGCTGAAATAGCTAAATTAAAAGCCCTGATTAAATCAGGAGACATCAACACCGCCGATATTAAGTTACTTGTAAAAGCTGACTTAATATCAGCAGTTGGAACGTTAAGAAATAGCCTTTACGCTGCTGAATTAATCAATAGTCTTTATGATGTTGATAATGTATCAATAATCAGCCGTAAAGCAATAAAGGATATTGCAAGCCGTTTTAATATTCCTATGTGGAAAATCGGGACAGCTGTTGAAGAAGGCTATTTATCTATCTGCGGAAGTGGGTATATATTTGATATCACTTTAAAAGTACTTTCAGAAGATGAACATAGTCGTCTTGACTATCTCACATTTGAAAAAGGATTAGGGACAAAAAGGGAATAACCGTTATTGAATGTGTGATAGAATAATCATACTTTCTGCCCTTTAACGGAGTAGGCGAAAAATAAACCGTTTATATATCGGCTGAATAGCTTAAAATGCTTGAAGCCATTCCAGAACACCAAAACAGAAAACAACGGAGGATTTAACCATGTATTACACATTCAAAGACAATAGGGACGCTGTATTTTGCGCCTATTTGCCAAATAGCAAGGAAGCGGAGATTTTCGCCAACAGAAACGCCCTTGAAATAATCGGCCTGCACTCACGGAAAATTATTGATTGAGGAGGTAAACAAGATGTTTACAGTAGAAGAAATTATTGAAATGTTTGTTGATCCTGAAATGCAGGTGTTTTCAATCTGGAGTAACGAAAAGGAAAAAGTTATATATACTGGTTTTATATCAGATGTTCCAGATGAATTATTACAAGCAGATGTCACAAGCATTGATAATGTGTTTGAGGACTGCAAAGGCATAATTACGTTTAATATTAATTAAAGTCCCTGATGAGTCTTTGAGAATTAAGACGAAACAAAAACGGCTGAAAAGTCGCTTTTGTCGGACTGAATAAGTCACTCAAAACCATTACAGAACGGGAATAGCTAAAAGATTTAATAGGAGGTTATAAAAGTTATGGACACTTACGGGAAAATTACATGGGAAAATGCGCTATATAAGGCAAGAAAATACCATGCAAAAAAGATGAACCGCCGATATAATGAAGGCATAGATTATGACGAGGACGGGAAAATTTATGATAATTTCCCTGAGATAATCAAAGATGCTTTAAATTATCTTTGTGAAATAGGCGAAATTAATTGACGGAGGTGTAAAGGGATGATTAAAATTGATATGTGGTATGGAGATAATCCAACAGAAGCGGACAAAATCGACGTTACTTTTAATGATCTTGATGCACGGTACAGAGGCAACATATACAAGCAAGGGCGCATAATAGGTGACTATACTTGCATAGACTCAGCAGAACTTGAAAAGGCATTCCCGCAGCTTGTATTTAACTGGGATTAATTTACAATAAAATCCACATTTGATAGGAGGATTTACAATGCATATACACATTTATTATACTGTTGGTGGACTGAAAATCAATAATCAATTATACTTAGGCTACAGTAAGCGCGAAGCCCTGAAACGATATCGAGCAGATCACGGACTAGCCAGAAAACATTGTGATATATTTGATGAAGCCAAAAAGGGCGGTAAAGTCTACAACTGGTAATTCAATCATATCACCTATCAGCGGAGAAATAAAACCGTCTCCGCTGCATATCTCCCGATCATCCGCATGAGGATAAAAGGAGTACCAATAAAAACAGAAACAGAAAGGAATTTACACTATGAAGCTTAACATCAATGATATTTACGGAATCGGGCAGTCTATAGCAATTTCACGCGCAAAGGATATTTGCAAGCAGATTAGCGCGGAAGAACTGAATAGTATTTTCGCCGAACTCCAGCAGAATCCCGAGAAGCTGCGCTATTTTCTTGACGGAATGAAAGATACATTTGGTAACGCTTATTTCTCACTTGAGTACTAATCACCACTACCGAGCCGGGCAACGCTCCCGGCAATATATCCAGATTGAGTGCATGAACTCTTGACGGATCACCAAACACTAACGGAATAACTAAATAGGAGGGTAATAATTATATGGTTAAGTATATAGGAAGCTACAATATCGACAATGAAGGCGAAATATGGAACGGTAACACACGCTATATAATGGTTATTTTCTCACGCTTTGATGAGAACGAAAAAGAGATTGAGCGGAAGCAATTATATTTTCGTTGTAAAGTGCCTGATTTCAAAACTGAGGAACAGATCACGGAATTTCTCAGAGACAAAAAGAATAACCAGCGGATAAACAATGCAACTGTAGTCTATCATTAAGGAGGACAATAAACCATGACAACACATTATCTTGACACTGAACACGGCTATATAATCAACCGTGAATATTTGCGGAAAATTTTTGACGAGCTAACCGCCGAGGAACGACAGGAGTATAACAATAGCTTTGAGGATTATATATTCTCTTGTCTGATACGGAATAACGGCACATTAAAGCCGTTGACAGCTGAAGAATATAATAGCATGATAAATGATATCATGGCTAAATATTGAGGAGGACAAACCATGCGCAAAGTAACTTATACAATAGATGATAAGAAATATTTTGAAGCGGATTTATACCGTCAGAAACCGGATATAACAGTAGATGAAGTTGACAACATTCTTGCATATCTCCGTGACTTCAAAGCAATCTACACATTGTATGGCGATGAAAAATTCCCTGATCGTTATACGCTGACAGACTTTGACGGAAAAAAGATTAGTCTTGATAGCTTAAACGGTTTTCAAAAGGCTTGTATATTAAACGATTGCATGAGGCATTTTAGCGGGAAAAGCTGTGCATGCGGAGATATGCCCTGTGGAGTGGTTTCTATTGAAGAGGAAAAGGAGGACGAGTAGTAATGAAGATATTACACAAGTCTATCATGTGGACAAAAACAGACGATAACCGCATATTCCTGATGACGGAAAATCCCTACACAAAACGCCATAAATCAAGCCGTAAATCTTCCGTGATACTCCATACCGAGCTTAACACAACGGATGGCATGGAAGCAATGAAAACGTATATAGCGGAAAAATTCGCCAGTGCGATAATCATTGAAGATAATGATAACAGCACTATTGCTGAAGCGTTGAGAACGGTATATTTTGACTGAGGAGGAATAAAGCCATGTTAGCAGAAAAAACACTTAATATACTTGAGGAAAATAATATTACAGTATATAACAGGACGGAGCAAGACGGCGAATTTTGCTGTGACATTGAATTTTATTCAAATGCTGATGAAGATGTCATTGAAACAGTGTGGTATGACGGTACAGACAGCGGATTTATTGAGGAGTTTAAACAGCTTGCGAACGATTTTGATGCAGATGAGCACGCTGAAATGTGGATACCTCATAGAGGAGAAAACGGAGTCCCCGATGATATCAGAACACTAATTGATGATGCTGAAGGCATAAAAAATAAGCTGTTGTCAGTAGCAGAACGGTTAGAGGAAATAACTAAAGAAAAACGCCGCTATACAGTTACTGTCACTATTTCAAATGGTGAGGAAGAAAACACCTTGACTTTTGAAACTGAGGCGTATTCTTTGGAAGAAGCAACGGAAGAAATTCAGTCGCAGCTTGATGTTTGAGGAGGCAATCGTAATGACTTATAAATACGCCTTTGAAAAGCGTGATATTTCACGCATTGACAAACTCAACAAATTAACTGATACTAATACATTCTGGGATGATGTGCGGAAACTCTGCCGAGGAGTAACAAGCGATCACGCTATAGGCATATGGCAGTATTTAGCGGAAAATCGTTACAAGGAACTTACCGGAGATATGGAGGAGGACTAAACACAATGAAACTTACAGCAAAACAGCACAAAATCCTATCTGCCCTTTATCATGACTACACGGCTATTGATACGGAAGCAGACCTGAGAAAGAGGAAAATCTCGCTTGCTGACTATCGAGCTATACCGGAAATTTTCGGAGAGGTACAGAGACACGGAACAACAAAGTGTTTTATCTCATCAATAGCGGAATACTTCAAAAAACACGGATTCACAGTTGAGCTTGAGCCTGATAACGTGAATTACAACATAAGCATTTGAGGAGGAAAATATAATGAAATGGCTATCGGATAATGAGTGTATGGAAATTTTCAAAACGTATGATAAAAGTTTTTATGATTATCTGCTTAATAACGGTACTTCATTTGGAATGGCTGTAAAAATGTATGCAGAGTATCTTCTCGACACGGCTAAAAAGGGAGAAATAAAAAATGAATTACGATAAAACATATTATGAATTGAATTAAGGGGAGGAGGAAAATATCAATGGAAAATCAGAAACATCTTGAATTTGAAATACTTGTACAACTGGAAAATGCTACAACTAAAATTGCACAAAAAATTTATGATGTTCTCAATCGGGAAGGAATACCGGGGATAGTTGTAAAAGATAATGTGTTTTGGTTTGAATATTATTCAATCGGGAATAATTGCCCAGCTTATGTTTACAAATGGTTGAAGAAATATATCAAGCGTAAATACGGATATAATTATCTGTATGATGTAATACCCAAAGCACAATGAAATAACAATTCTATCGGAAAATTCGCCTTGACAAACCGCATAACAAAGCCATTTGTTAAGGCATGAATTAAATGTATGGAGGCTATTATGACTAACGAAAGAAAAGCAGAACTTTTTGAAGCAATGACACAGTTTATTTTTGAAATGCTCGACACTCACGGGAAGAACAAGGAAGAAATTAAAGAAACGTTCCTTGACCTGGGAATGACTGAGGCTGAATTTGAACAGGAAATAGAGCTTTGAGAGGAGGATATTACATGGCTATTCTTGAATTAAGCAACATAATGGAACAGGATACGGAGATTTTCGTCAAAGTAATCGAAAATGGAAGAGAAATCACAATCCCGCTGACAAACGGATTATGTGGTACATCTTTTGCTACAATGGAAATCTGGGGTAAAATCAAGCCCATAGCAAGGAATGCCGTTGAGGTTGAAATAAATATCCCTTATTCAGTAGCAAGAGAATGGAAGAAATACAACGAAAAGAATTACATTAAGGAGGAATAAATCATGGTATCACTTAAGAAAACAGTAAACCCCACAAAAAACCCCTACCCTGCTATAAGGTCAATTTACGGAAAATGCCCAGAGCCGACCTGCGAAAGAAGGTGATAGTCTGATGTTTGGAATACTTTGTTTACTCTTTGCCGTCTTTTGTGATTTCAAGGATATGCACATCGGAAAGGGAATGCCACCTGCTCAGCAGCGTTATGGAAAATTTGTAGCGGACAATGACAAAATTTGGTATGACCATCTCAACAAGTGCATGAGAGGCAAGGAATCATGGACAAGCTGGAATGATCCTAGAATTAAGTGGGAGGACAGATTGAAGTGATAAAGCCCAGATTTGGGAATTACTCATCATACGGAAGATGCTGGTATATCCGTTATGGGAACATAGCAACAGTATCATACATCAGTCGTGAAAAATGCCTTGAAAAGCACATAAAGAAGTTATTGAAACTAGGCTATTCAGAGGAAGAAATCAACAGGCACTTCTGAATTAACTGTGCTGAAAACAACACAAAAACACGTTGACTAAATGCCAAATATATGGTATAATAAACATGAGGATTTAGAGCTTTCTAAGGAGGAAACAAAGATGTTTAACACATTAAACAAGGCTGACATAGCAAGAATAGAAAATGCCTTATGGGTATTAAATGTATACCATGATGAAATTGTTTCAGAATGTAGAAATACTGATGAACACGATTATATCTCATATGACTTTCTTTCTGATTTAGAAGATATCAGAAAAATGATAAACCATGAACCAAAAGAATAAAATCAATATTCTATGAGGAGAATACGTCATGAAAACCAAGCAGGAACTTTTACAGATGCTTTTTTCAAAGCTGGCCGAACTTCAAGACTTGAACAAAAAAGAGTTTACCACTAAAACGGTTTGGGAAACAGCAAATCTTACTGCTAAACTTCAAACAGAAGTTGCTTTACTCTATGATATCCTCGGTGAGGACGTTCCCGAAGAATACTGGGAGCAGATAGAGGAAGTAATCTAAAAGCTGACTCGGCAGCTATAAATACAAGAGATGAAAATTTCTGGTATAAGGTAATCGAAGTATGAGGAGGCTCTTGTGGGAAAAATAACAATACAAGGCAAAGAATGTAATGTCTTTGAACGAGTATCACGGAAACGAGTAAAAGACATTTTGGCTATAATAAGCCGAAAAGACAAAAATTATTGCCTTGTGGTGCATGAGCATTTAGGTAATGCTCAGCAGATGAGCTACAAATACTCAATTTGCGTTTATGACGATCGGAGAAAACATATCGAAACCGTGATAGACAATGTTTCTCTTAGAGAAGCGTACAAACAGGCTATAGAGCTAAATAATGTGTTACTTAAAACAACAGGAATATAGGAGGAGCGTACACATGAAACGTATATCAAACCTTTACAAAGACATAGACAACATTATGTCAGAGAATGAATATCATGACGATGACACAGGCGAGGATGCCTGCGAGATATCCGAGGACGAGGTTTACCGAATAATCACCACACGGAATGATTACAGGTTTCTGACCGCAGCCACAATCAAGGAAGAAATACATAAATGCTTTACGGGTTTTGCATACCGTATGAAGAAAGCATTATACTGAAAGTGAGGAATAAAACAATGACATATCCCGAAAACATACTCCGCATAGTGCGCCAGAACCTTGACCTTGAACCAACAGACACAATCAAAGACGATGATATCAATGCTATGAGTCAGTCAGAAATTCTTAACTGTGTTTGCGAATGGGAAGGGCTTATCGGCTATGGTAGAACCATCCGTGATTGGATAAAAGATATTTACGGAATAAATCTTGATGGGAAGTGAGGAATTTTATGAATAAAAAACTTGATGATCAGCAGTCGTATGATTTGATAAAAGAGATATTTGCTGATTTTGGCATCAAATACGAGGAAAATGTCCTCGAGGATGAGGTGGTTTTTTTCGCTTTAAGGAACGGAACTGAAGAACGGTTGCCTGATAACTTTTTAAAGGGTTTTAATATTGAAAGCAGTGAAGCAGTCGAAAGCAAGGGTGGATAATTTTTATGAACTGCATGAGCAAGAAAGTCAAACGCAACAAAGAAAAACTCATACAAAAAGAATACAAAGAGAAACTTGCTAACCTTACGCCAGAAGAAAAGCAAGCAAAAGATGAACGTGACTCAGAAATGAGGAAGAAAATTACACAGATACTCGGCGCAATGACTGCTTTGAAAAACGCTACAGGTAACATTTACTCTGATAAAAGAATATGGAGGGAATAAAATGACAAGTCAAGAAATGCTTAAGGCATGGATAAAAGGTAAAACATATCAAGAAATTGGTGATATATGCGGAATATCAAGACAGGCGGTTTATTTACGAATAAAGACACTTTCAGAGGGAAAAATGAGCAAGATAGTTTATAAGGGTATTTATGATTATTTTGCTAATAACGATAACATGAATTTTTCTAAATTTGCCAGTCAAGTAAATGATAATGGGCAAATTATAGAATCCGGTTCATTAAAAAGGTTTCTTTGTGGAGAAATAACGAGAGTCCCGTTAAGTGTTGTAATGAAAACTTGTGAAATTGTTGCAAAACCGATTGAGGAAGTTTTTGAAAGGCGTATTATTCAAACAGATACATAAAAAACGTGGCACTAAGATAAATAAGGAGGAGGCCTAATAATGAACAAAGTTATTTTAATTGATGATCGTGGCGGTTACAATGAGTATGGGGTAGGTATTACAAAACACATGAAAAATCTATTTCCTGTTCTTAGAAATGCATATGGATGTTTTATGGCTGAACAAGAGGATTTAGCAGACATCACTTCCTATTATGAAATGCATGATTATTTCAAAGATAAGTATATTCAAGAAAACAATTTTTTAATTGATGGCACTGTCATTTTGCTTGAATTTGATAATGGAAGAAAAGTTAGGATATCTGTGTCTGAAATTGGTTGGATCCAAGTGGTAAATTAACAATTCATAAAACTATAATAAAAACTCCGTTTTATCGGAAGAAATTGAGCGTGTCAAGAAGATGATTGAGGAATTGGAATAATTTAATGAAAGGTTTATAATTATGAGAATAGAAGCTTTAAAATATAGAAACGAAAACAATCAGGACATAATTATTATTGTGGATTTCTATGATTTATCTTCAAAAATTGTATGGAGAATTGCAGATATAAAATATAAAACGTCAAGACAAAAAATATATCGTTATTTTTCAGAAACTTTTTGTGAAGATTGGGATTATCGTAAACTTAATCGTGAAGAACGAATCACATACATCATGCGTAAATATGAAGAATTTGTTGGTAGAGACAAAATTGAGGAAGCTGTTTTGAAAGCATGGGAATTACTTAAACCTAATTTAAATGAAATTGATGTTGTTAATGTTTAATGAAAGGTGGTTATATAATGAAGTATCGAGAATTTTTATCTCTAACAGACGAAGAAATCAGATTTATCCTTACGGATATTTTCCACCCAATTAAGATTGAGAATATTCAAAGAGATAAAGAATTTAATGAAATCACAGCAGATATTACTACGGATGGATGGAATGATGGTGAAACAGAAAATTTTGAAATTACTGAAGAGGTAGTTTTGAGTCTATCGTCTATTGATATAGATTTTTCTCTTGATTATGAAGACCAGTTTAAATGGAGAAAATTTCTTCTCGCCAAAGGCTGTGATGAGAGATTGAAGGATAATCCTTATTTGGAGGAATGATATGTTTAATGAAGAAGAAATGATTAAACTGTGTCAAGAATTGAAAATTGACCTTGTTGAATCCGAAACCAAAAAGCCTCAACTAAATGGGAAAGACTTAGAAATCGAAGATATTGTTTCTGTTTGTGAAAGAAAGGAAATAAACAATGGGAAGACTTAAAAATATGACAACTTTAAAGGAACTCGTAGCTAATCAGAATTTAACCGGCGATAACGATATTCAAATTATCAAGGCATTCTTTACTCTTAACGATATGGAAGAAGAAGGAATGGATTTAATACACGAACTCACGAAGTCTAAAATAGCAAAATTAAATCATAGACAATATATTGTAGAGGAATGGGTAAGCCATTTACCGTCTAAATATCTGTATGAAAACTATGATTTAGAAACGGCTGATTGGTTGCACAGACTAGAACTGAATTATCTTTCATATGGTGGAGAATTGTCTGATTGGAGCTTTAAGTGGGCACAAGAAAATGTACCAAATATTATAAGACCAGAGTGTTACTTTAATCCTCTTATAGATTGGCTTGAGAAACACGGAATAAAGTTTAAGGAAAGAAAGGTGTGATAATTATGAAGTATTTAATGATAACATTGCACGACAGTGATTTTTATTATGAATTGGATTGGCTTGGGAAACATCTGTTGGAGAGATTAAGTGACAACCGTTCTGAGCCATTTGACACAAACAAAATAAATTTTGACAGATTCAAAACTTCAATCGTAAACTTTATTTTAGCAACATATATTTTACATGGAGAGAAATGGTACAAGTGGTACAATAATTCTGATGAAGATGATATATGGGAATACCACAGAGGAATAAAAGAACAGTTGCTCAAAATGATACACATTGAGGTAGTTGAAGACGGTGAAATTTATGAACGTGGTTACGAATTACTTTATGTTCCTCTTTGCACCTCGGACGATATCAATGTCAAAGGTTTGAATTATTTTATCATCTGATGAAAGGAGAATTTTATCAAATGTCTATTTGAAATATATGACAAATATTTTATTATTGTAAATGAAGAAGGAAAATTTTTCGGATACGATGCCTATGCTAAAGGATATCCTTACTTTAGCAGAAGTTTATATCTTGTTGAAAAATTTAGGACAGAAGAACGAGCAAACGAATTTCTTTATCATGCTCATTATACACAGATTATGTTCAAAAAAAGAATTTAAACATTGTGTTGTTAAAAAGGTTACTGTTGCAATAACTTAATGAATAGAGGAGATTTTTATTATGAAACCAAAGAATAATTTTAAGAGAAATCATCTTATTAATTTAATTATCAGGTTTATCTCGAAAGATAATTTATATATCTGTGAGAAATGTCATCATATTCATAAAAGAAATGGAAGAAAAGAGAGACAATGTTTTATAAATCTAGAAAATGAAGTTAAGAGATTGCGTGAACAAATAGTTTGCACTGGCTTTTGTAATGGATTTTTTATTGATTGAGGAGGAAGAACTATGAGAAAGCCCAATTTGTATATACGAGAACATAGGAATGAACCTTCTCGAGTAAAATACAAAACAATAAATCGTTATTATGATATTAATAATGGCATTTGCGTATATAAAATGACGATTGAGCAAAATTTAATAGTTGGAAAGGTGTACGATTTTGAATATGAGAAAATAGAGGACGGAGAAAGCAATACTTATTGTTATATTGTTCTAAGAAAAGAGAATTCAGATATTTATTATGTTACTGAATTTTATCCTTACAATGGATTTATAACTGTAGATGAAAAGTCATTGTCACCACAATGTATAAAATGTGATGTGAAGAAAGAGTTTGGAATCAATCTTGATGAATGGAGGAATAAAACACTATGAATTTATTATTTAGAACATATAGCCTTTTCCCATTAGCACTCGTTAAAAATAAGACACTAAACATAGGGGATATAGTACAGATAGGGGAAAATAAATATTATATCAATTGTGCTCCTAATACAATATCACCAACTGGCAAAAAATATAAGTTTTATTATTGTATTCAAGCTACTAATAATTGTGAAGTTACTAACACAATATAATTAAGGAGGAGATTTTATGAATTTTGAAGACCTCTCCCCTGCTGAGCAGAAAGAAATGAAGGAAGCATTCGCAATGTGGAGAAAACCATCGGAGTATTTTGATAAGATTGTCAATTCCGGAATGTGTAACAGCATTATTAATGGATATATTCTCCTTGCTTTTGACGTAGCAGGTGTTAAGCCACCGAAAGGAATATCGCATCTACTTGATGAATATTCAGCAGATGAAGCAAGAAAGAGATACCAAAGCTAAAATCAAAAACATTAATAAAATCCATCTTCTATCCGAAGGTGGATTTTTTATTTTTGCTTAAATCACGAATTATTTTTATAAAAATCGGAATAAAATACTTGACACAGGGAATAAATTATGATAAAATAAATAATTAGTAAATGGTATATATTTCTTAATTTCAAAACGGAGCATGGAGGTTAATATGGCATTTGAAGATGAGCAGGTAACATTTGATGAAACCACACAGAACACAGAGCCGGGGAATCAGCCTGAAACAATAGATGAAAATTCTGTTGTGGGAAATAACCGCGAAGAAAAGCCTAAGAGCCACAGAGGCAGACCTAAAAAAGGAGAATCCTCGACTAAGCCAGCCGGCTCTAAGAAGGCTAAAATCAAAGATTGTGAGGTTGAAATTACCGAGGATAGTCATATTCTGTCCACGGATGATTTAAAGCTTAATAGTGACACATGGAGTGTCAGAGATATTTATATCAAATACACAAATAGTAATAAACTTCTTGATTTTGAAATCCCACAGCAGAGAGCCGTTGTATGGAAGAAAGATAGAAAGTCGGCATACATTCATTCCATTCTCGCCGGACTGTATAAGTTCCAGCCTGCATTCATAGTAAATCAGGTCGGCAAGGGGAAGATGAAGCTTTATCAGGTGTATGATGGTAAGCAGAGAATGCTCGGCTCGATTGTTTCTTATCTGAATGACGAGTTTCCCTTGTGTGGATTAAAGAATGATCCTCTGATTGAGTGCAACGGGCATTACTACAACGTTAATGGTTGCAAGTTTAGTCAGTTACCTGAGGAACTTAAAGAGAAGCTCAGAGGGGCTTCCATGAAAGTTCTGATAGCAGATAATGCTTCGGAAGAAATAATGCGTTTCATCATGCTTAGAATCAATTCTGGTGAGCAGATGACCCCGTTTGATGTGGCAAGAATAAGACGTTCCGACATGGACGATTTTGAAGCATTATCAAAGCATGGAATCTTTAAGGCAATGCTTACAGCAAACAAGTTCAACCAGAAAAAGTATCATGAAATCATTGCTAAGACTTATATTGCTCTATATGAGGACGAGCCGAAATTCTCCGGCAAACACATCAACGAGATAATCGAAAACCTTGAAATTTCTGAAGATAAGCAGGAAGAAATCAACGGCATTTATGACAAACTGCTCGGAGCATATAACATCCTCAATGATAAAGGCTCTGCTGTTGCAAAGATGATGTTCAACATAACCAATTTCACAAGCTATCTTCGTTATGTAAATGAATTTGACAATTCCGAAAAACTTGCCGATTGGTTGGATTATTTCTTCTGGAGCATACCTGAAGAATATAACAGTAATCATTCCACAACAAAGAATGAAATCCTCACCAGAATGAATATCATCAAGAATAGTATTGATGAGTTTCTTAGCAAGCAGTAAACAGGCATAAAAATAACACAGCATCACTATTAAGTAATGCTGTGTTTACTTGTATCATATGGCTAACAAAATAGCTGAAGAGATGTCATGAAATGAGTGTTTCATCGTAGGATTTATAGGTCGATTTGTAGAAAAATATGGCTCACTAAGAAAGAAATTACCCTATTCGTAACGAATAGGGTAAAATTATTATGGAAAATAATTAATAAATAAGAGAAATGTCTTTAGTTTCTTCATATTCATCGACAAGTTGGAGAACGGTAGCATTATCTACATCATCATATTCATCTAATAATCTTGTCATTTCACTATCGACTATAGTATTATCTTTCATTACTCCCATTCCCGTCTCGGTTGTAACAATTTCTAACCCCCATTTATCAACATTGTCGGTTACAAACAAAGTGTCTCTATTAGAACCTCCAAACCCATTTTCAGAAGTAACATCTAAATTTACGGATTCCCCATTATCTGTTTTACCATAGTAAAAGCTGTGGACAACCATTGAATCAGGATTCTTTAATGCCCGCTTGACAGTAATAATGGCTCTGGCGCAATATTTCACTTCGGGTGTATAAGACGCAAGTTTTTCTTGTCTTTCTTTTTCTAATCTTTCTTCTTCGGCTTTACGTTCTTCTTCCGCAAGACGTTCTGCTTCCTCGGCATCTTTTTTAGCCTTTTCTTCAAGTAGCCTATCTAATTCATCTCTAGCATTAAGCAAATCAGCATAATTATTAACTTGTTCTTTTTGCTTATCAGTGAGAGTACCATATAATTTTTCAGCCTTTTCAATAGTTTCTTCATCAGAGATTTCTACCGTCCCGATAGCGTTGATATCGTCCATCATCTTTTGTGATACTTCATCTATCTTGCCTGCGCAACCAGATAACAGAACTGATGAAAGGATTAAGGACATTGCAACGCATTGCTTGATGTACTTTGTGTTTGCTCTCATAATATACCTCCGAATTTAGTTAAATGTTTTATATGACATATTATAACATATATCGTGCTGATTGTCAATATTAATTTATAAATGTTATTGTTATTTATAATAATATAAAAGAGGATTACTTTTATGGTAATCTTTTTGTTTTTGCACTTGAACTTACGATTTCTCTGCCTTTCTGCCAGTATTTAAGAAATTTTGTATTTACATTAACAAGATATTGTGTTGCTTGCAATTCAATCACAGCGTTTTATACAACATCTTGACAAAATCAAAATTTTGTAGTATAATTATATTGTGCCAGATACATACTAAAATAGAAAAGAGGTGATAAAATGGATAATAATTTATTTCATATCAATGTTTTTTTAGATATAGATAAAACAAAAGCATTTATCGAAGAAAAGATTAAGGACGGCTCTCTTACAACAGATACCGTCCTTAGCGCAGATATGTTTGATTGGGAAACTAGAATAGAAAATGGTGAAATTCCCGTGTTCCCTGTTCAATTAAAGATTGGATAAGAATTGTTTTACATTAAATGCAAACGCTTCTTTAAGAAAATCATTCCATGTTTTGAATTTAACAGGAAGTTTGGCTTTTAACTTTGATTTTTCCTCATCAGACAAATTATCAATATGAGAAATATCAACATTTGCCTTATCAAAGAACTGTTTTATTGTTTCAGAAAGATGAACACTGTGCATAAATTCTTTTGTAAACCATTTTTCTTTAGGAACTTTGTTCAATTGTTCTTGATACTTGTCAGATTTGCGTTGGATTTCTTTCTCGATAGATTTGAACTGGTCTGCAATGCTTTTTGACATAATAAAATACCTTACCTTTCTGTTAATATTTATTTACCCTCGGAGCTACTAAACTGGTTGCGAGGGTCTTTGTTTAGTTATTATCGTAATATCCTAAATGACCAGTTTCATGAGTGCCGTCCATATAGGTAATGGTAACATTATTAACTATTATTTTTGAAGCACGTTCACAATATCCTATTACGTCACCATTTATTTTAGCATTACTATAAGGTTTTATCACACCTACTATTTCAACATCGATTTTGCTTTCGCCAAAATCACTCTTTATAGAGTCACCGACAGAGTTGTACATATAAATAGGGAAATTTATATATTTAATTTCTTTGCCAGAAATATTTTCTGCTTCAAAATGAAACTGAATTCCTCCAGCAGAATTTAATAAAAACCAAAATGAAGTCACTTTCAATCTTGTTCTCATATTAATTTGATGGTTAGAACAATAATCAGAGCCGGGTGCTTTTTGATTTTTACAACCATCACGTTCACATTTGTGAATTGAACAATAATCACTGCCTTCGCATATTCTGTTTTCACAGAGCGTGTATTTGCAAGTGTGCATATAACAATAACCATCAGAAGCAGCAAATGTACAATCTGGATATTTACAAGTATGTTCAACGCAATAATCACTACCAGATAAACGGGGATTATTGCAACCGTTCCTAGAGCAAGTTGAAGCGTTATATATAGCAACACCAATACCTATTGCAATTGCAATAACAAATAAAATAGTTATTATTAAAAGAGGTTTCTTAGATGACATAGATTCTTCTGAAATGCCCTTATTTAGAGTAGAGTCGTTATCATCGTCTATATCATTGTCTGTTTCTGTATTTATGTCTATATTTTCAGTGTTAGAGTTTTCATCAAAATTGGCTTCTGTAGTCTCATTTTCGTTTGAACAAGGCTCTTCAATTTGGTCAATAACCTTTTCACCGCATTTGTTGCAAAATAAGCTATCATCGGGTAGTTCAGCGCCGCATTTTCTACAAAACATAATATTGTTCCTTTCATATGGTTTTAATTGGTTTGTTTCTCTTTCCCGTAGTCAGGAGAAGAGGCTAAAAGGTTAGCCTGTGATTGAAGCATTTCTTTGCCATTATCATTTAATGCTCTGAATGTGGTAATAAGGGTTTTCTCATTATCACTCAATACAGAAATATCATGATGAGATTGAGGGTTGTCTGTGCGTCCGAGGAGATAATCTATTGAACAGTCGAAAGCATCAGCTACAATAATTAATTCTTTGTTAGTAACTGTTTGCCCTTTCTTCCATCTAGTCAAAGATGAAGACGAAATTCCTAGAGGAGTGAGAAAAGGGTTAGGTCTAACTTTTTTCTTGTTACATAATAGTTCAACTTTTTCCCAAAACATATTGTCCTCCAGTTGGCAATTTTACCAATTTATTCGCCTTTGATTTGTTGCAAGTGACAAATATTATCATATTCGCAAATTCACTATTGACAATCTTCATATTTGGTGATATAATCTAAACATAGCAAACAAGCAAGAAACCAAATCCAAAAGAAATGGTAAATCTTATTAGCTTATTATACCACAATCAGACATTATTTGTCAAGATAGAAAGGATAAAAAGGTAAATATTATGAGTATTAAAGGTTTTAAGGTATTCAATCCCGATTGGACGTGCAGAGGATTTCAGTATAAGGTAGGAGAAACTTTTGTACATAATGGAAACATTGAAATGTGTGGGGCGGGCTTCCATTTTTGCCAGAAAGCAAGCGACTGTTTTAACTATTATAATTTTAACAGCCAAAATAAAGTTGCGGAGGTTGAAGCTCTCGGTCTTGTGGAAACACAGGAAGATAAATCAGTAACGGATAAGATTAAAATTATCCGTGAGATTGAATGGTCAGAATTGCTTACAATTGTTAATGACGGCAAAAATTGTACAGGACTGGGTAACACAGGTAGCCGTAACACAGGTGACTGGAACACA